TAAATATTGTCGTTTTAGCCGTTGTTATGCGAAGGGGTGGCAACTACAAAATTTCAAATTATAGACAAAACTTTCTTGCCACACTTTTGCCTAACGGTTTCGGTATATAAGAAGTTAATTTACGAGTATGGAAAGAAAAATAATAATATCAGAACAACCAAAGTGTAAAACTTGTGGTAAACTAATGCTCGAATGGAACGCTTGGGCTGATGAACACGAACACATTGAATGTATCGCAGAACGTATATCCACAAGTTTGATTGAGATAGTTAAAAAGCAATTAGGGATGGTAGTAAATTAATTTTTTATATACCGTGTTATGGCATCGTTTTAATGTTTTACAACTCCGATATTGGGAGATTAAAGTTCAGCTTTAAGTAAAATAAATTTGGTAATCTGAAAAATTATCATTATATTTATGTAATAAAATTAACCAATGCTCATGAATGAGATATTAACTTGCCTCCAAGTAGCAGTGGGCGTTTTCTAAACTTTAAATAATTATATATGAATTATCAAGAAACATTAGACGAATTAATAGTTACTAGCGCTGAGATAGCTCAAATGGAAGCTGATTACGGATCAATGGATGCTGGATCGCCAATCGAGAATGATGTGTATGAAGCTCTTATAACAAAACGAGCAGAGCTTATTAATAAATTAAAATCAGGGGAGTATACAAAAAAATGAATAATATAAGCAACATCTTCAAATTCGGAATAAGGCCTATAGTAAATATGGCCTGTTATATAACAGCCGCAGTGATTGTCTATCAGGAATATCCAGTATTAACTGGGGTGTTTTCAACAGTGGCGTTAGTTACATTATGTGACGCAGTGATTAATTTTAATGAATTACTTAATAATTATCATTCTGCATTAAATCAATTACAATCAATAAATCAGGAAGCTGATGAATTAGCATATGAAAACCAACAGTTACAGGGGGATTCTTCAAAAGTCAATAATCCTACAAATACAATTATCGGATTTAAAAATCATACTAATCAAAATTAATTAACAATGTCATTACACAAAACAACAAAAGACAAAATTAAAGCGGCTATAATTTTTTTAACAGTGTGGGGATTACTATTTGGGATGGGCAAGTTATCTGCTGAATACCCATCGGAATACTGGACTGCACTTGCCTGGTTTATTGGATATCTTTCTTGGTGGGTATTTGATTATGCTTTACGAAAGGGCTGGAGTTCAAATTCTACTATTGATCCCAGTATAAACATATACGAATGAAGAATCTACTATTAGTTTTAGTATTGACGCTGGGATATTCAATCACTCACGCTCAATTAGGACAATCCTCTAAATGGATTATTAAAGAAAACGCATCTAAAACTTTTTTAGAACATAATACTGAATACATATTATATTATGATCAAGAAGTAGACTGGGTCTTTAAATATTTTATGGATAAGGAGTATGAAGTATGTTATGCATATTTTGTATCAGTGCCCAAGGATCATACAAGGATATTGATGGAAATTCTTAATGCAAAGGAAAATAATTGGGTCAGAATAACGCCATTTGAATATATGAGAGAAGGTGATAGGCGGGTAGCCACATTAGAAGCTGATCCAAGTTTCCCTAATCGTATATTCCTTTGGAACCGGTTTATGAATCAAAAGGATTTAGATACGCTAACTAAATTTACTGTTGGCCAGTCTCTACCTAAAAAGAAATTATGATGACATCAGGATTAGCAATGCTATTAGAATTATTGGAGGTGGAACATATTCAAATGTCAACCCCCGGGCCTGATAGCATTGCTATATTAACCAGAGACGATGGCGCTCAATGTACTATAACTTTATATGAGATTGCTAAAGTTTATGGGTCTCTAACGTTCTTTAGTGTTGATCCCAACTCAGCTATTAATACTATAAAACAGATAATCTTACAGAAATTTGAAGAAAAATAAAAATATTTTGGCATAAATTTGGTAGTCTGAAAAATTATCATTATATTTATGTATAATTAAAAAGATAAGGTTATGATATTAAAAGTTCAAAAAACTCCAAAAGGAAAATTAAAATGTGTAAATCCCCAGGGGGAAATAGTGAAAATTCCTACTAAAATTAAGCGCCTCGCATTTTCAGAAGGTGTTGGAATAGAGGTTCTACCAAACGGTGGATTTATCTTATTAGATGTTGGTGCTAAGTTGAATGGAGTTAAAATGGAAACTAAAGAAGTAGCACCCATTCTCCAAATGATCCACAGCTCTTATAGTAATAAACCGAAAGATATCATTTTGGAGGAGGTTAAATGGAAATACCTTACCAGAGCGGTATTGAGAGGTAAGAATGTGATAATGTTAGGTGCCGCAGGGACTGGTAAAACTAAAGTCGCTAAATGTATAGCGGAGAGTTTAAATCGCCAAATGTTTATTTTTAATTGTGGAGCAACCCAAGATCCTCGGTCATCCTTAATTGGTAACACCCATTTTAATAAGGATACAGGAACATATTTCTCCAAGTCGGAGTTTATAACAGCAATAACCACGCCAAACGCAGTGATAGTGTTGGATGAATTATCCAGAGCACACCCAGACGCGGGTAATATTTTAATGCCAGTGTTGGATGACCACCAGAGATATTTAAGGATTGATGAAGCTCCTGATACTCCAGTGATAAATGTTGCAGAGGGTGTTTGTTTTATAGCCACTGCAAATATTGGTAATGAATATACTGGAACCAGGGTAATGGATAGGGCCTTAATGGATAGGTTTAGCACAACGATTGAGATGCCAACATTGAATTTGGCTGAAGAGATTTATTTGTTGAAGTTATTATATCCAGATGTTGCTAATGAGTCGATAGCCGCAATAGCATCTATAGCACACTTAACCAGGGAGGAAATGAGAACGGAAAGCCCACAAATTGGGACGGCAGTTTCAACCAGATTAACCATTGAGATGGCTGGGTTGATATCGGATGGGTTCTCCCTTATGGAAGCAGCAGAAGTCGCAGTTTACCCATTCTATCCCGCAGATGGAGGAACCAGCTCGGAAAGGGTGTTCGTTAAGCAAATCGTTCAAAAGTTTATTGATGATAAGAGTTCGGATACGTTAGTTGATAACCAATTTTGAGGAACATAACCCTTAGCCCCATTTTTCGGGGCTATTTTTCTGGTTTATTCAAAATAAATTTGGTAGTCTGAAAAATTTTTATTATATTTATGTATACTTAAAAAGATAAAGGTTATGAAGGTATTAAAATTAGGAAAAGGTCGGATGCCAAAGATGCCAAAAAAATATAAACCGAAATGTTATTCGGATATGTGGTTAGGCTCTGAGTCCTCCATAATGCCGGAAGAAGATCAATCAAAAGCATGGAAAGCCGCGTCCTTACAAAAAGCTGTTACCAATTATGTGAAGATTGTTTGTAATAAAGAGATACCAGTGAAGTTTTCTTCGGGGTATAATTCGTATACTGATGGTAGTCACATTGTAATCGCAGGAGATGTAAGTAAAAAAAGTATTGATACCACAATTGGTTTAGCATTGCACGAAGCAAGTCATATTGCTTATACGGATTTTAGTTGTCTTAAAAACACAAATTGTCATTCCAAAAATCTCCTTAACTTAATCGAAGACCGCAGGATTGATAATATAGTATTTAAATCCAGCCCAGGTTATAAAGGATATTACCATACATTATATGCAAAGTATTTTTTTAACGACCAAATTGGTAAGGGATTAAGATCTACTAAGGGTAGAGATGTTAATTGGGAGTCTTATATGTTTAGGGTTGTTAATATATTCCATAAGGATGCTGATTTAACCGCATTACCAAAGCTTAAGGAGATTAAAGATCTTATAGATATTAATAATATTGGGAGATTAAAAAATACCCAGGATGCGTTGGATGTTGCAAATGCCATTTATGATTTAATTAGCATTGAAATAGCAAACACCCCAAAACAACCAGAAAGCATTGATTCAGCTCCACAAACTGAGTCGGGTGCGGGTGGTGGTGAAGAATCTCAAAAGTCTGATAGTAAAACGGAAGATTCCGATAGTAATAACCAAGATAGCGAAGATACCGAGGATCAGGCTGGGAATGATAATGGCAGCCAGGATGTAACTGGTGGGGGTCAAGGTAGTGATAGCGAAAATAGTAATACCCCAGATGGTAATTCTCCATTAGAATTAACAGCTAAAGAGCGTGAGCAATTAGAAAATCTTCTCGACGAGCAACGGGAATTATTAAGTGGTAATGTCGCCAAGAAAAAAATGGCTAAGCAAACCGCAACCAAGGTTAATAACATTGCCAATTTAGATTTTGAACTTGGCCAAGCAAATTATAGAAATACAAAAATTGATTGTGTGATAATTAAAACATTCAATCAAAAAGTAATTGATTCTGGTATACATATTATACAGAACTACAGATTGGATTCATCCCAACTAATAGTTAATAAAGGGTTAGTATTAGGACAACAATTAGGTAGGAAATTGCAAGTAAGAAATTACACTAGAGACCTTAAATACACCAGGTTGGATAAGGGTAAAATTGATAGGAGATTAATTAACCAGTTAGGGTATGATAATTATAATGTATTTAACCAGATAGTTATTAATAGTCACCAACCAGTTGATTTACATATATCAATCGATGCATCGGGTAGTATGAGTGGCCGCAACTGGGAGAAGTCACAAATATGTGCCATAGCCATAGCGAAAGCCGCCTCAATGATACAAAACATTAGAGTGTGTATTTCATATAGGTTTGATGGTGGTAGACCAAGTATACCGCAGGTATTAATAGCATATGATTCTAAGAAGGATAAGATCACAAAGATTCAATCGTTATTCAAGTATTTACACGCAGGTAGCCTGACTCCGGAAGGATTAGCTATTGAGCCTATGATAAAATACCTTACACCAGGATCAAATTCGGTTCAATCGTATTTCCTTAATTTCTCAGATGGTATGCCACAAGGACGGTATGGTAAGATTCAGTATAGTGGCTCCGGAGCAATACAACATACGGCCGGGGTAGTAAAACGGATCAAAGCAAAAGGGATTAAAGTTATTAGTTACTTCATTGGGAGTTACACTTCACAATTAAACGACTTCAGAGAGATGTATGGGGTGGATGCTCAAATGATTGATGTTAATAATGTAGTCCAGGTAGCAAAATCATTGAATGCAAAGTTTGCGGAAGATTGTTAAGAGAGTATTAACAATAGGTTTAATTTGGGCTTATATGTTATTCATCACGATAATAGGGTTATGTGTAAGTATAGCCCTTTATTTATACAAAGTATTTTCTAACATTAGATAATTATAGTATATGAAGTTGCTTAATTTACCAACATTCTATACTATGGAATTCATACCCAGATTAGCATTCGATGATTTCAATGAGTTTAAAGACTTCGTAATACGAAATGATAAACTTTTATGGTTTAGAACTGTTGATAGTATTAAGTATGCATTTAATAATGATGCCCTACAAGCAATATTATTTGAAGTAGTATTAGAATTTGAACCTATAGATCAGATAATTAAATTGCAAATGCCCAGAAAGTCGTGGGAGGAAAGTCTAACCAGAGCTTTAAAATTCTTTGAGGGTATAGAAAATTACGAGGTATGCGCCGAAATAAGAGACTTAATTAACACTATAATACTTGAAGATTATGGGGTATGATGATTGGGATAACTTCGACTCAGATGATGATTGGGATGCCACTGATTGGTTTAATGAATACTATGACTCACCTGAAACCAGAGATGGAAACGCAGAATATTGGGAAGATGGATTAATCCATTCTTTAGACGATGCAGAAATAGAATTCTTAACGCAGGAAGATAGTCCTTGCTTAATGCAAACCGATGCTAATGCTGGAATGTTAATATTGACTTGTGGTAATTATAGTAAGATAAATAACCATAGATCTGTACTGTTTTTTAATGGGTTCAGGTGTGTAGGCCAGGATATATTTGAAGTTATGGTATATGGAGTTACAAAAATGATCTATCAATACTATTTTGATATAGAAGATAAACTACCAAAAATATTGTGGAATTAAAATGAATAAGTGGCTACCATACGTTACTATGGTCACTGCTCTGATATTAGCGGCAACTGCTGCGTTCTTTTCCATATCGGGATTGAGTCAGTTATTTAGTGGTGCGAAGACATCTGTTATTATAATGGCTTCCAGCATTGAGCTGGGTAAGTTAGTAGCAGTGTCCTTATTATATAGGGCTTGGAAGGACCTTAATACTATACTCAAAACCTATTTATATGTAGGAATAATAGTAATGGTACTAATTACCAGCGCGGGCATATACGGCTTCTTATCCAGTGCATACTCTAATGTATCCAGGCAGTCTGAACATATTAGTTCTCAAGTACAAATGCTAACTAACCAGAAGGAGTTTCTACTGCAAGATGTTGCCCAATATAAATTAGATATAGATAACAGTAGAGAGAGGATAACTTCCCTTTCCAGTGCCAGAAATAAGAGGGAAGATAGGATTGATGTGGCCATGGATCGAAATCAAAGCGCCTCCGCGAGGCGCACAGAAAATAGTATAAAAGGCATAGGTGATGAGATTAAGTCGATTACAACTGAGATAACAAGCTCTCAGGGGAAGATTTCTGATAAGAATGATGCTATCCGAGAATTGGATTTAAAAATATTAACATTAAATTCTGATAATAGTATTGCTGAGTTAGGACCATTAAAATACATCAGTTCCATCACTGGAGTACATATGGATAGAATCGCTAATTGGCTAATGCTGATATTGATATTTGTATTCGACCCATTAGCAGTAGCTTTATTAATAGGAGCAAACACAATATTTGTAAAACAATCAAAAATAGAAGATATGAATTTAGTTATTGACCACAAGGTTACGTCAGTAACCGCAGAACCCGAAGATCTTAAAATACAAAGCACAGTTACACCCACACCTGAATTTGTAGAAGAGGATAATACTCACCTACCATCTGAACCAGTTAAATCCAACACAGCTTTCCTGGATGATATGGTAGATTACTATATTAATAAAAAAAAGGATGATGACGATAGTAACCCAGGAGAAATAAAATCCAATGTATATTCTTGAAATAAATTTGGTAGTCTCAATTATTTTCATTATATTTAATAAATTATAAAATATGAAATACAAAGATATAGTACAAGACAGAATTGCTAATGCATTGCAAATGATCGTAATAGCACAAAAGGAATTAAATAATCAAACACTGTCTCCACAAGAATTTGTCACTCGGTTAGAAATAATCAGACTTAACTTAGTTAATGTTGAGGAATTAATAAGTTTAGAATAATGAAGCCTCATACAGAAGAAGAAACCATGGCAGTTATAGATGCAATGTTGCATAGTATGGACATTATGACAAAGGAGCTTAAGCGCCAGTATATTTTAAATACAGCATTAGTTAATATTTTAATAAAAAACAATATTATTAATATTAATGAGTTGCATGATGAGAATTTGAACCTCTTAAAAGAGGCTATTGACATTGAGGAAACATTTGAGGATGAATCTAATGACGATAAACTTATTGAATTATTACAAAATTATTTTGGACCAAAAGGAGAAGCATGAATTTAACAGCAGAACAGTTACAGGAAAATTGGGAGAAGCTAATCGGCTTTATAGACCAAACATTTACAGGTGACAAAAAGGATAAACTCCTTAAGTTATATAACAGCCTGGAAGATACAATGATTACAATGCCAGCATCTGGTACAGAGCATTTTCATAGTGCTTATCCAGGCGGGTATGTAGTACACATTCATAATGTCATACTTAATACTCAAATGTTATATAAGCTCTGGGAGCGGTTAGGAGCTGATATGAGTGGATATACTTATGAGGAATTAATGTTCGTAGCACTTAATCACGACCTGGGTAAGGTAGGTGACGGAGTCCAAGAGTATTATATCCCCAACACATCGGAATGGCATATAAAAAATAGAGGTGAGATATATACGTTTAATCCTAAACTACCATATATGAAAGTAGCTGATAGGAGTTTATTTATATTGCAGGATGCACAAATTCCCATGACTCAAAATGAATTCATAGGAATTAGAATCCATGATGGGGTATTTGAGGAAGCTAATAAATCTTATTGGATATCATATTCAGAGAATAATACTTTAAGAACTAATCTCCCGCATATTATTCAACAAGCGGATTATATGGCATATAGAATTGAATGGGAACAATGGAAGAATTCTAAAGGAACCTTTGAGGGTCATACTGAGAATCATAATAAATTTAAACCAAAAGCTGGGTTCACTACGGACACTGCTTCGGATGAAACTGTAACTCATATGAGAGAAACCTTTGCTAAACTTTTTGATAAATGACAACATTGTATTTAATAATTGGAATTGAATTTATTATCATAACGATATTAATATTTGCGTGTATTAACCTAATTAAACGTGTAGAAATTGCAGAAGATGATGCGGGGGAAAGTGAGGATATGATGATAGCAATGCACAACGGTATGTTAGATATTTATAACCATATGAAGTATATTGACTCAAAGGGAATGTTTGAGACTGATGATGAGGTTGGGCAAGTCTTTAAAGAATTAAAGAAGCAGATCGATAATATTAAAACATTAATTACAGCAGTTGAAGATGAGGAATGATATTAATGAAAGAGACAGTAATGATTCGGATTATATCGAATCATTAATTAAAGATCTGGCTGATAAGAAAAAACCTAAAAAGAAACGGGGTATTCAATATTTCACAAAAGATACTGAGAATGCTATTGTGGAATATAACACTGAAGAAGATTCTTATCTCAGAAATCAAATCTACAGGGATAGAATTCAAAAACCTTTAGAAAAATTAGTTGAAAATATTATCCACACTTTTAAATTTTACCATTTAGGATTATCTTATAAAGATGTTCAATCACAGGCAGTGGCTTTTGTTTTAGAAAAACTACCTTTGTATTCTCAGGATAAGGGAAAGGCCTTTTCTTATTTTAGTATTGTAGTTAAAAACTATTTAATTAATGAAACCAAAACTTCTAATAGTGACTTAAGAATAAAAACTGATTTAGATCACGTTGATTCTTATAGAGATGTTGTCTTAGAAGCCAGCCATGAATTTAAATCATCTGATGAAAATGATTTTATTAATTTATTAATTAGATACTGGGATACAAATATTACTAATCACTTTTCAAACAAAAATGATATAATGGTCGCCGATTCCATAATGGAACTATTTAGAAGAAGGGAGAGTATAGAATTATTTAATAAGAAAGCTTTGTTCATTATGATTAGGGATATGACTGGAGTTAAGACTAGTGAGATAACTAAAGTAATAAAAGTAATGAAGTCTCTTTATTTTGGTATGGTAAAAGAGTTTTATTCCACAGGAACTATTAAACTTTAAAAATTTATATTTATTGTATATAATGCAATAGATATGGAATTAAATGAAATAGTATTATTTGATGATAAAAACTTTAGCGATGTTCTAAAGGATATTTATCAAAATTCAAAGAGTAAAGATACAGAATTAAAAACTGTTATCGAACTGCTTACGCCATTGATTAAATCAGCGGCGGATGCGGCCATTATTATGCCATTAGTAACTGATTGTTTAAATACTGGTATTAAGAACGACGAGCAGTTAGTTAAAATGTTAGCAGTGGTGCAAAGAGTTGTGTCCGTTTCTGCTTCACCCGGTGGTAGTGGATTAATGCTACCAGAGGAAGAAAAAGTTAGACTATTAGAATCCATTAGGAACGCTGGTAATTCTATAATAAATTCCGATAAAGAATTGGAAGATGAAATAGCGAATATAGAAACTAAAATTAAATCTGCAGAACTATAATGGCATTTAAGACTGGTGGGGGGTCCGCGGTTGGGTATTATTCCAAACAACAGGGAGGTTTATCTTCCCCTCAATCTGTAGCGATACAAGATCATAAATCTTCAACCCCAGATTTTTTTGAGATAGAAGCTGCAGAAGTTCTGGATGTTATTTTGGATGACTCACATAAATACAATTCAGGAAATGATTATCATCCTGAGAAAATAGGACAGATTGAATTTAGATTTTTATACAGTGATAATAATGTCGATGGTAATTGGGCGAAACCGCTAATTAGCAATAATAGAAAGTTTCCAATAAAAGGCGAAATAGTATTAATTTCCAAACAACCAGTATTCAATTCATACGATTCTACAGATTTTAAAGATTATTATTATTCTGATACTTTAAATGTTTGGGGATCTGTACATCAAAATTCACTCCCAGACTTATCCAAAAACCGAGACAATATAATTAACAATAATGGTGCTGTTTATAGCAAAACAATATCGACCGGAGTATTAAATAAAACTACTCGTGAGCATACATTTGGTGATACTTTTAAAGAGAAAGATGATATTGTACCATTAAGAATATTTGAGGGTGATGTTACAATAGAGGGAAGATGGGGGCAATCAATTAGATTCGGTAGTATTGCAAAGACTACATCCAACCCAAATAAATATTCCCTATTTGGTAATACTGGTGATCCAATTATAATAATAAGAAACGGTATTGGATCTAATTCTATTAATAAGAGATTCTATATTGAGGATATTAATAAAGATGAATGTTCTATATATTTAACAAAAGGGCAGACAATAGATTTAAAATTAAGTGGCACTAAAAGAAAAACATATAAACAATCCTTTCCTAAAAAGTTTGATGGTAATCAGATCATCATCAATTCAGATAGATTAATATTTAATTCTAAGGGGTCAGATTTAATACTAGCGGCTAAAGGTAATTTGGGGGTGTTATCAGATCAAAATATTCATATTAATTCTACACAGGAAATGATTGTTGACGCCTTAAGAACCAGATTGGGAGTTGATGCTACAGAACCGATGGTATTAGGTAGAAAATTAGTTGATTTGTTAGCAGAAATGGTTCAAGTATTATTAACACATACACATTTAACTGGCCCAAGCCCAGGAGCACCTACTACACCGTCGATAGATGCTACACCAACATTGAATAAAATTCTAACAACATTAAAATTACCAGACCCAACAAATACATTATTAAGTAACATTGCATTTATTAAAAAACAATAAAGTATGAAAAAAGAAGAATTCAAAAAAGTTATGTCTTATTTTATTAAGACTATGAGAAAAGAAGTTAGATCTATAATTCGCGAAGAATTAGAAATACTAATTGAGTCTAAAAAAATTAAAAATAATAATCGATTACATGAAATGTTAGATCCAGAAGAAAAAACATTTACATACACTACTGACTCAGTTAAAGCTATCCCACCTGGGGCTCAGCAATTATTATCCAATATGAAGAACACTATGATGCAGGATATATTTGCCGACACAGCTTCTAACATGGGTAATTTTGGAGAAGATACTGATATGGATGACTCAGTCTTACAACACACAAACCAAGCACCACCCGCAGTGCAGTCAGCCTTAACTAAAGATTATTCTCAATTAATGAAAAAGATAAATCAAAAGAAAGGTAAATAATGAATATAGGAATATTACTTCCCTTTACTGACAGTAATGGTCGATTATTTAAATCTTCCATCTCAAAGATGGAACAGACTAAAACTAATCTGATTAATCTCATTATGACTGAGCAGGGAGAAAGAGTAATGCACCCTACATTTGGCGTACGATTAAAAAGATATTTATTTGAACCTAATCTTCCTAACTTAGTAAGCAGAATAGATCAAGAAATAAGATCGGCGATTGAATTTTGGCTGCCCCATGTGCTCATTGAAGCATTAGATATAACTGGTGAATTAGATAACACTGGCGTTAACGGGCATACTATACATATCAGGGTTACATTTGGATTAACAATAACACCTACCATATTGGATACAATTGTAATAACAATAAACTAAAATGCCACATATAAAACAAACATCGAAGGAAATAAGATATCTTAATAAAGATTTTGATGGCTTTAGAAAAAGTTTAATGGACTTTGCCAAAGTCTATTTCCCAAACACCTTTAATGATTTTAATGAATCTGACCCTGGAATGATGTTCCTGGAAATGTCCGCGTATGTGGGCGATGTCTTATCTTTTTATATGGATAAGAATTTAAAAGAATCATTATTACTACATGCCGACGAAACTGCTAATATATATTCATTAGTGCAAGCATTGGGATACAAACCAAGAATTGTTACATCATCCACTACTACATTGGATGTATTTCAATTAGTACCTGCTATTGGCACCGGACAGAATACTGCCCCCGATTATCAGTATGCTCTTTATATTAACGATACATTTGAAGCATCGTCGGAGTCAACTAAAACAGTATTTCAAATTGATAGGCCTATAGATTTTTCATATTCCAGTTCTATAGACCCGACTGAAGTAGTAGTTTATCAACAAAATACTACCACTGGTTACCCAGAATTGTATCTTTTAAAGAAACAAATTAAAGCTAAATCTGGAGAAATAAAAACTACAACATTTTCTTTCACTGACCCAAGAAAATTTGCTAAAACTATTATTAATGCTAATAATATTATTGAAATAATAGATGTATTTGACTCTGATGGAAATCAATGGTACGAAGTTCCTCATTTAGCACAGGATACAATCTTTGCGGCCACGGCCAATACCATTACTAATGAACCAACGTTATCGGCTTATAAAGAATCATCTCCTTACATATTAAAATTAAAAAAGACTTCGAGAAGATTTACTACAAAAGTAAGAGAAGATAATACTTTAGAATTACAATTTGGTGCGGGTATTACTTCTAATCCTGATGAAGAAATTATTCCCAACCCTTCTAATGTAAATATATTTGGCACTAGTTCAACCTTATCCAGGGCATTTGACCCATCTAATTTTGTGGTTACCAGAACTTATGGCCAAGTACCAACTAATACTACCCTTACAGTTAGATATTTAGTGGGTAAAGGTACGTCTGATAATGTACCATCTAATGATATTACTATAATTGATACAATAGAAATTGAAGAATTAGCTGCTGGGCTCGATTCCGCCCAAGTGGCTCTGGCGAGAAATTCGGTCGCGGTGATTAATCCTGTTGCTGCTGTTGGTGGTAGAGGTGCTGAATCTATCGAGGAAATAAAAATAAATGCTATTGCTAGTTTTAACGCTCAAAATAGAGCTGTTACAGGGCCTGATTATATTGTAAGAGCTTATTCCTTACCATCTAAATTCGGGGCAGTACAAAAAGCATATATCGTTCAGGATGATTCTTTAACATTTATTAATGATGAAAATGCCACAGAAGATAATATTAATCCTATTCAGAAAGCGGTGTTAACTGCTAATCCATTAGCATTAAATTTATATACATTAGGAATAAATAATTCAGGTCAATTAACAGAGTTAAATGACGCTGTTAAGCAAAACCTAAAAACCTATATAGATCAATATAGAATGATCACCGATGCTGTTAATATTAAGGATGCTTTCATTATTAATATTGGTATTGAATTTGAAATAATTGCTTTGCCACATTTTAATAAGAAAGAAGTGTTAATAAGGTGTATTGATGTATTAAAAGATTTTTTCAATATTGACCATTGGCAAATTAATCAACCTATAGTTATGGCCGATGTAATATTAGCAATTGCTCGGGTTCATGGAGTTCAATCAATAGCTAATGTTGAAATAATTAATAAATTTGATATTACTAATGGGTATTCAGGTAATGTATATGATATTAAATCAGCTACCCTGGATAGCGTGATTTATCCATCATTAGATCCATCTATATTCGAAGTTAAATTTCCTAATAAAGATATTAGAGGTAGAGTATTTTCTATATAATTTTACATATCTGATATTTATTTTAAAAGGATACAATGATCCATAGAATAAATATTTTCAAAGATGCTACTCTGTATGAAGATTCACTTCTTCAAAATACTGGTGGGGATGAAATATTAGAAGTATCTAAAACCAGCACTGTTAGCACTGCACTAATAAATCTAAACTCCAGATTTTTATTACAACCTGATTTAACAGAAGTAAATAATTTAATATCTGCAGGAGTTATTCCTGGTGTTGGTAATAGAAAATTTGTATTAAATTTATATAATACTTTTAATGCTCCGATTGGAGATTCTTTTAGTATTGATTTGCATGCGATAAGTGGTTCCTGGATAAGTGGTATTGGTAAAAGATTAACTGCGGTGGAAGATGTTAAAGGAGTGAGCTGGTTGAATAGAGATGGCTACGCAGGAACAACCTGGGAGACCGCGTCTTTCGCCGCGAATGTTGATGCGTTTTCAGATCCATCAAGGCCTGGTGGTGGGGTATGGTTTATTACCCCATCTTCATCTTATACATTCTTAAATGAAACAACGGATGCAATAATTGATATAACTAATATAGTTGAGAATTGGTTAGATAATACTTGGCCTAATAATGGAATAATTGTTAAGCGAACAAATACAGCAGAGTCTGATACTATTGAATATGGTAATTTACAATTCTATTCTGAAAATACACATACTATTTATGAACCCAGAGTTGAAGTAAGATGGGAAGATTTTTCATTTAATACTGGGTCTTTATCAGAATTAACCGCCAGCAATATATTTGCTTATCTACCCGAATTAAGGGAAGAATACAAAGTAAATTCTAAAGTGAATATTAAGGTTGCGGCCAGGGAGAGATACCCTCAAAGGACCTTTTCAGCAACAAATAAATTTCTATCAACAACTTATTTGAGTTCTTCTTTTTATGCAATTAAAGATGCTTATACAGAAGATTATGTAATTCCATTCGATGATGTTTATACCAGAGTAAGCGTTGATTCTAATGGTAATTACTTTACAATTTGGACTAATTCATTAGAACCAGAAAGATTCTATAGATTTGTGTTGAGGGTAGATTCTTCAAATGGAGAAGTAGAATATTTTGATAATAATTTTATGTTTAAAGTAGTTAGATAATGGTAAACAGACTATTTAAGCCTACTGCAGATATATTAGAACTTACACCTACCAAGTTAGCTCAATTACTAACTTTTTTGGGTCAAGGACTATCTAATTTGGTTAGCACTATTCCATCCACTGGTGTCAATTTACCTGGAGGGGAATTAATAACTACTGGGCATACTACTCAATTACCAGTACCCACTCCCAGCGAAGAAGGTGTCTCGACTAATGTATATGAACAAACTATATACAATTTAGGATTAGAAATTATTAACACTAAATTAAATAAATTAGATAAGGTTCCGAGAAATTCGTTGGGTAGTATAATATTTGATCTGGATGTTATAGATAAGGATGTAGAATCAAAAAAATATAAGTATATTATTCCCGCTATTAAAACTATTTTTATAGGCGATCAATTTAATAAAGTTATAGATACTATATTCACTGAATTTGTGCCACCAGATCTATCGGATATATTTCAAGAGGAACCAGATAGAGTATTTGATAGTTCTGATGAAGAAGATGTTTTAAACTTAAAAGAAGTAATCCTTGATATTAAGAAACAACTTACTGAAATTATGGATTCGAAGAATCTTGTAACTGGTGTTAGATTTCCCAATTTTTTGGATTTACGGTATCAAATAATATTAAGAATAAATACATTGTTGGAAGCATTAGACTCGGAACACTTTGCTAACTCAGTTGATTTATCTATTGTAAATGATAAAGTTGTGGCATTAGAAGAAAAGAGAAAAGATCTCGCAGCAAGAATACAGATTTTCTTTACTGAAAATATGAAGGTGAATGATAAAAATGAGCCTCTATGGGAACCAGGAATATTTTTTATAGATACTAGTATTGATCCTGTTATAGAGATTGATTGGAGAATTGCAGATATAACTGATACGTTATTTAATAACAATGTTATCATCGATCTTATTTCTCCTGAAATAGGGGGTGATAGTGATAGCACTTTTATTCCTGATCCAGAGTGGGCGATAATGAAAGGTAAATTAATTTTAGCGGAACCTGATTTAGACATTAATAATTTAAATAGTCACAGATTAGGTAATACTATTATAGTCGATGCGGCCCAACCTGATACGTATATAAATCTATGGAGGTCAATTAAACAAGTAATTGATGTAAGCATAAGAATTAAACCGGTGCCAGTAATTACGAATACAAGATTCAATGAATTAATTAAAACTATAGATAATATTAAAAACAAAATACAAAATAATCAAGTTCAAAATATTGATTTTGTTAATGTTAAATTAGCTGCTAATAAATATTTAACAGCATTGCGAAGCGCCAAATGATTTCTAAATATAAAAATACTACTAACTTTAATAATATACAGTCTCCTGTAAGGGGAGAACTTTATACTACTACACAATTAGGTGTATTGCAACCTATTACTGCATATACAAATTTTGGATCTGATGATAGAGATGTAATCGAATTTCATATATACGATGTTGATAATAATATATTAGCTTCCAATCAAGTTATCCCAACAAATTATTGGGCTCAAGAGTCTATAAAGATTAATAATAATCAGGGCGCCCCTGGTATTAATATTGATATTTATAATCTAATAAAGAATTCTACAGTAACTAATGGAAGATTTAAAATTAGTTATAATTTCTTCAGAGATGTAATTGGAAATAGTACATTTAAACATTTATTTGTAAGTGATATATCACCGTCCAGAACTGAGATTAGGTTAAAAACTGTTGGTGGGATAAAAACTGCCACCGAATTATTATCCTCATTTTTATTTATAACACCAGTTTATAATAAAATATCAAATTATTTATATGATTTAGTTATTAATTTTGGAAAAAATAGAACAGCGTCGATAGTTAATTGGTATATAGATATTGATCCGACCACTACTACTATTACTGGTATAGTATTAAAATTATCCGAACCATTAGATCTGGATGTTATTGAAAAAGAACAATGCTGGATAACACAATCCATTATAGATTCTATAATTGATTCTGTATCGATCATTTCGACTATCCCTATTACAGAATTATCTGGTAGAATTTTACGGGGACCTAATTGGGATATATCAGTTCATCAATCAGATAAAACAGATTCGGGATTTAATGCCTGGGATGATTTATTAAATGCTAATGAAACTACAACTCAACAATTAGTAAGTAATATATTTGATAGCGCCACCGCTAACAACGCCAGATTAAATGTTGATTATAGAGAATTTGGTAATTTCATTCATTTTTCATCCGCAGAAGAAAGAATTAAGAATTTTAGATATAAAGTTGAGTTAGTTGAATTTTATGATACTCAATTAGGACAACTTACTGGATCTATAACTGGGTCGTTTGCTGTTTCCAATAATAGAATTAGTTTGGATAACAAAAAGACCCAGGTAATAAATTCCTTCGATAGTTTTGAGCAGTATATGTATTTTGAAAGTGGGTCATATGACTCCAGTTCATTAGGTGAATTTATTGATGTAACTTGGCCCAAAACAAATACTACTAAGCCTTATATATTAGCTCCTTCCACCTCGTCGCTAGTAGAAGATTGGTTTAATGAGAGAGTGGTAACGGCTAATCTTTATGATAGAAATAATTATGATGCTTTATTAAAGACTGTCCCTGAACATATTCAAATAGATCCATTCAACGACCAATATGTGGCGTTTATTCATATGGTAGGTCAATTTTTTGACACCGTGTGGTTATACATTGATCATCATAGAAAAATAGGTGGAAGAGAGGAAGGAATATTCGAAGGAATGTCCAGAGACTTAATCCATGAAGTTGCAGCATCCTTAGGTTGGGATATGGAAGAGAGCCATCAATTGAATAATTTATGGTCATTCTTATTAGGAACTGATAATGTAGGTACAGCCATTGGGGATGGAGATATACAACCTGATGGGTCTACTTTATTATCTATTGTCCCTAGAGTTCCCAGAGAAGATGTATCAAAAGAAATATGGAAAAGAATAGTAAATAATATTCCATTCTTTTTACAAACAAAAGGATCTAATAGATCAATAAGAGCATTGCTAGCCTGTTATGGCATTCCTACTACCCTATTACGGATAAAAGAATATGGTGGTCCAGAAGTACCTGGTGATACTAAAGCAAAACATATTGTAGATACTTTTAGTTATGGATTAAGATTTGATGGTACACAAAATGTAAGAGCTAATTGGGAAGTAGGTCCGAGTGGATTAGTTCCCTCAACGATTGAGTTTAGACTTAATGCCCCAAAAAATACTACTATTATTGGCGCATACAATAAAACAGTAGTTCAGGTTGGTAATAGATGGGGTATTACTTTGAATCAAAGTGGCTCTTCCATAATGGGTGATATTAGATTTGTATTAGATGGTGTTAATTCCTTAACATCCAGTGTGTTCCCAATATTTGACGGAGATTCTCATTGGTCAGTAATGTTAAGAAGAGATGTGTTAGATGACACTGTCGGGGCAAGCCAAACTTATAGACTATCTGTTAAGAAACATACACAAGGTAGAATTAATTATTCTTACACTGGAAGCTTTGCTACTACATCAAATGCTAATTATGTTACCCCAGATGATTTATGGATAGGTGGTAATGGTAGTTATTTTGGTGGGCAATATGTAGGAACAATGCAGGAGTTTAGAATGTGGGATGATAAGTTATTAGAATCCACATTTGATGAACATGTATTAAATCCGGCCGCCTATAATGGAGATACCTTGTCAGGATCGTTTGATAATATTGTTGCAAAGTATCCATTCAGAGTACCCAAAAGCCATAATAATTCATCCGCCGTTTCAAAATCAATAGCAGATGAATCTCCAAATCAATCTTATTTATTACCAGCAACAGCATCGGGATACATTGGAGATACACCACCATATGAATCATTCGAAGAACAGTATTTTATTTCCCTGCCCAGTACCGGATTTAGACCTACTAATAATAAAGTTAGATTAGAAAGTAGTGTATTAACTGGTACGTTACAATATAATAAGCGTGTTGAGCAGAGTCAATTTGATACTTCACCATTAGACTCAAATAAGGTTGGAATTTATTTTTCTCCGACTGATAACATTAATGAAGACATTTATAATCAAATAGGGTCGCAAAGATTGGATGATGCTATTGGCGATCCATTAGATGAATTTCTTCCAGAGTATTCAGGATTGAAAGATATAAATATAAAGTACTGGAAAAAATATAGAAATAAAGGAACCATATTTGAATTCATTAGATTGATTGGGTTTTATGATAAGACTTTATTTAAACAAGTAAAGAAATTATTACCAGCAAGGGTTAATGCTCATGTAGGATTATTGTTTGAACCCCACGCACTGGAAAGAGCCAAGATAAAGAGAGGAAGACCTAATGTTGTTAATTTAACATATGAAGATAATATAGTTAAACCTTTTGAAATTAATAGTTCATATATTACTTATACTGGTAGTATTGATTATACTAAAGTAATAGGTGGAAGCGATTTACAGATTCCTACGACACTAATAGTTAAAGATTTTAATGTTCCATCATCTTATCTTAAAACATTAGTGACTGTATCAAATAATGGATCTTTTGTTAATATTGGTAGTCCTACTATTGATGCGGATGCATTAATGCCTATAATAATAGCTGCCAGACCTGGTAAGCAAAGATTAAAATTAAAATCTTATTATACAGGGTCAATGCCATTAACAGGTTTATACAGCACTCCTTCCTTTAGATGGCCGAGTGTTGATGGTAAGTTTGTTTATTCTCAATCATTGGAAGACTCAGATATACAGGATCAAATAGCCAGAGGAAGATTAAATCATAGATATTTTGGTAGTAAGCTAACAGGTCCAGCTTTCAATGTTGCGTATGATGAGGGTGACTCATCGGAATTTACTTTGAGATTTAGTTCTGCATTTACTTCCATTCCGACAGGATCAATTAATGTAGTGCCTACAATTAATGATGAATGGGAATTAAGAATAAATCCTAGTTCAGAATCCTGGATATATAGAGCTGTTAGCAGTGCTAGTTTTATTGCCAGCAGCTCTTTTACTGGCGCAGTAATTGTAGCCAGAGAAACTGCCATATCTGCAACATCAGTATCAGATCCACCTGCAACAGTATTATATAATACTGTATTATATATGCCTGGTCAAGGTACTACGTTATTTGTATTAGATACTACAGCATATTCCTCAGCTCCTGGGGGAGTGGTATATTCTCCAGCAGAAGCAAATGAGAGAAATGTTAAGAGATTAGCTTCTGCAATTAATCTAACACCACCTCCATTGGCAACTACTGATATTACAAGAACATATGTTGCCACATTCGGGATAGAATTGCAAGCAGGTACTACACCACCACCACCAGTCACCCCAATTCCGCCTATTCCACCACCTATTCCACCACCAATATCATAAGACTATGGCAGCACCAGCATCCCCACCAATTGTAGTATTTAAAATAAAACTCACAACAGTAGATAAGGGTAATCATACTAATCTATCTGAGATCAGAGGATATGTAGGACCAACTCCATCTGGAACATATCATAATTTTTCAGGTGGGAATGATCCTATACTCCGAGTTAATACGGTGGATGGTTTGCCCGTGGTACAAACATTTGAGGTTGACCCAAGGATTGTAACCACTACGTCGAATGTTGGAGATGGATTATTAGCAGGAACAACTACTAACTTGGGAGTTGAATTGGGGTCAAAGAGACAAATTACTCAACAGGATAGGGAAACTGTATAAAATCTTAAATTTTAAGAAAATCTATATTTATTAGTAAATAAAATAACAATGGGATATTTAGATAATACATCAATTACGGTAGACGCCATACTTACAAAAAAAGGTAGGGCGTTGCTTAGTGAAGGAGAAGGTAGCTTTAAAATTACACAATTTGCATTGGCAGATGATGAAATAGATTATTCCTTATGGAATATCACACATCCAAGCGGTTCAAATTATTATGGGGCGCTAATAGAACAAACACCATTATTGGAAGCATTCCCTGATGAAACACAAAGTATGAGATTTAAGTTAGTAACTCTGGCGAAGAATACAACACACATCCCAGTTGTATCTGTTGGGTCACAAATCATTACTTTAACATCATTGGGTCAGGAAGCTCTTATTAAACCTAATACTCTTAACTTTGCTAATGCCAATGCTACATTAGGATACACTGCGATTTTAAGTGATTCTTCTATTGCAACATTAACAGTTATTGCTGGAGCAAATGTAACTCAGGGACTAAGCCCTACTATACCAGTATTCTTATCAGATTCAGCTGCAGCAAGAAGTGTAGCAGTAATTGGTAGGGAATTTAAAATAACTGCCAAAGCAAATGTTCACACAGATAAAACAGCTACTATAACATTGATAGGTAATGAAACGGGTGGTAGTGTAGTAATAAACTTAACAGTTAATCGCCAAGACTTTGCTGCACCATCAGGTGGAGTATCATAATATATAAATAAAAAAAGAAATGCCAAATCACAACCTTGATAGAATATTAAATGCCCTGAACATAGATCAGGATTCTGCTCAAGCTGCACAAATTGCATCCGCAATAGACACTATTGCTCAAGATAGAGCTCAACAAATAGTATCCGCCCAAGCAGAAGTAGATGCATTGGTAACTTCTGGAAGAATGTTCTCCAGGTTTAAAGGGAATGATATTGTTAGCAATATCAAAGATGAAGTTACCGCTGGATTATTTACTGCAGGCGCGTCTACTATAACAACAGCGCATACACATTCATTGCAGCCCGCGGGATCTAAGTCGTATTATTATAATATTGCTCAAACTACATCCACAACCGCAGCAACAGAATTCGCATTATCCTATGGTCATAGGTTTGGTAGTGGATCAACCAGTATTAATAGTAATGATGTTAGTGCTACACCGACTAAGTCAATTTATTCTCAATACAGGAATTTACTTTTAACTCCTGGAGATACACAATTTTCTTTTGCAAATGGTGATAATACAAATGATATTCATATACTAACTTTTGATAGGGCGAGATATAAACAAAAATTAGCAATAGGGTCTTTTGAAGTTAGATTGCATGAATTAAATGGAAGTCAGGTAGCTCAAGCAACATATCATACATTAATCGACGACAGCTCAACCAGCACTTCCACAACAGTAGGTGCGGCGGGTAGAGTATTTAATTTGGTATCAGGTAGCTTAGCAAATGGTATTAATACTGCTGCGGCAAGCAGAGCATATGGTTTAGTATATCCGGATTTAGGAATTATAGTATTTAATCCTTCAATGCTAAGTCAATCATTTGCTAATGGTGGGGCAGTTATTCCTAATACATTGGCAGGAGCTGTGGATGAAAATAATAGAGCATTATTTTTGGCCAGGTCAATAGCTGGGCCAACCCCATCAGTTAAAGCACTTAATTCTGAAGAGATAACATCAACCCATTATTTTGTGAGATTATTTAATGGTGAATATAATTTTAGCAACAACCCAACATATGTAACTGGATCAATAGGACAAATAAGACATGCATCGTTTGTAGGTGACCCAAAAGCATATGTAACTACTGTAGGATTATATAATGATTCTAATGAATTATTAGCAACTGCTAAAATGAGTCAGCCATTATTGAAATCTTTTTCCAGGGAAGCTTTGATTAGAGTTAAATTAGATTACTAATCAAAATGAATAATGGCGGAATATGTAAAAGTCTTTTCACAATTTCAATCTAATCAGGTTGCCTTACGACCTTTTTATGTTCATAAACAATTTATCATTGATTCTTCTAATACTGGAAGTTTGGCTGTATCGTTTTACAGCGGATCATTACCTGCACAATTCTTTTTAAGCAACTTTACCTTAACCACTGAACCTACTACATCCTTTGATATTGAACAAAGGGTAATATATAGGACTATACAACATCTGTATTATAATTCTAATGCTGAGATTGAAACTTTTGGTGGAGTAAGTCTATCTGAGATGACCAGATCTATTAGTGATGATATTCAGGTTGTGGCTATTCCGCAGGGATTAATGGGGGAAGGAATAGAACCAACTACATTTTTATTAACTAATACATTAGGTGGCAACACTCTTAATATTATTGATGATGGTAAAGGTAACCTAACAGATACAGGAACTGGTTCTGGTATTCCTGCAAATGGTCATTGTGGCAATATATTTTATAATACTGGGCATGTAGTTATTACCAGTGATAGTGCCAGGTATGATGATGTATTTACTGGTGTGTTTGAAATAGTATTTAGGAATAATTATAAAATTTACGAGCGGGAATATACTTGCGAAATTAAGCAAGGGGAATTTAATCAAACATTGAATCCATCAGCTAGGAAAGAAGCTAATTTAACATCCAGTGTTCAAGCAGATTTTACATCGGGGTCTTTTTGGAGCCCATATATTACAACTATTGGTTTATATAATAACGCCGGAGAGTTATTGGCGATAGGTAAATTTGCCAGGCCTGTTAAGAAAACAAAAGAATCGGATATGACTTTTGTATTAAGAATAGATACTTAATTATTTGGTAGTCTCAATAATTTTCATTATATTTAATAAATTTTATGTATGGCTGTTAAAAAAGTCAAAAAGAAAAGAAATGGTATATCAACCTCAGCAAGGAAAGCAAAAGGAAGAAAACTACAACAAATTGTAAGAGATTTAATATTGGAATCATTTAAAGAACAATTAGATCCTGACGATGTTAGGTCAACATCAATGGGTGCAAGTGGTGAAGATGTATTATTGTCACCTATGGCGAGGAAATTATTTCCATTCTCCATTGAATGCAAGAATGTAGAATCCCTTAATATCTACAAAGCAATTGAGCAATGTGAGGCAAATGCAAAAGGCCATACTCCTACAGTAGTATTCAAGCGTAATGGCATGGAACCATTTATTGCTATACCATTAAAAGTTTTTATGGAAATTTATAAGAAAAGTTTAGAAAAATAAATTTGGTTATTACAATAATTTTCATTATATTTATATAATGAATAGTCAATCTATCATCCATCTCTTAGAGTTGGTATTAGGCTCTGGCCGAGCAGTGGCTGGTAAGTCTGGGGAGATATCTTTTAAATGCCCGGTTTGCCATCATCATAAAAGAAAACTCCAAGTTAATATCTTAACTCAGAAATGGAGATGTTGGGTATGTTCTGATACTAAAGGAAAATCATTATGGTCTTTATTTAAAAAGGCTAATGCTAATGATAATCAATTTACCCAATTAAAGGAATTACTGCCAGAATTAAAAAAGAAACCCCATTATGATAATCCTAATAGAGTTAATAAATTATCTTTACCTAATGAATTTATTCCATTATGGATACCTACAGATGACTTCCAATATAAACAGGCTATAAAGTACCTAATTAGGCGGGGTGTAACAGGGTTTGATATCATTAGGTATAAAATGGGTTACTGTACAAATGGAGAATACCGCGATATGATTATTATTCCATCTTATGATATAGATGGAAATTTAAACTTTTTTACTGGAAGAACTTTTGCTCCTAATATAAAAAGGAAACATCATTCCCCATCCGTTTCAAAAGATATAATTGGCTTTGAATATTTAATTAACTGGGAACTACCTATAACATTATGTGAGGGGGCATTTGATGCTATTGCTATTAAAAGAAATGCCATTCCTTTATACGGAAAAGAAATATCAGATAAATTAAGAACTGCCATTATTGAGCAAAGAGTGAAGGAGTTATATATTACTTTGGATACTGATGCCACTGATAAAATTTTAGATCATATTAATTATTTTAAGAATGAAGGAGTAAATGTATACTTTACTGAGCTTACCGAAAAAGATCCATCAGAATTAGGATTTGATGGTGTACAAACTTTGTTACAAAATAACTCAAAGCAGCTTTCATTACGAGAGATGTTAACAAAAAAATTAGATGGAAATACAAAAGATAGACGTAGGATTTGAGATTAAGAAAATTGTCCATGTATCGGACATTCATATTAGAAATGTAAAACGTCACTCCGAATATAAAAAAGTATTCGGATTATTTTATAGGCAACTAAGAGCATTAAAAAAAGAAGATCCTAATTTTATTATTTATGTAGCAGGAGATATTGCACATTCAAAAACAGAAATGTCGCCGGAATTGATATCAATGATATCTACCTTTCTGAGAACATTGGCCAATATTAATCCTACCATTGTTATATTAGGAAACCACGACTGTAATCTAAATAATGAATCCAGATTAGATGTATTAACTCCGATCATTCATAATATGAGGCAACCTAATCTTTATTATTTTAGGGATACTGGGTTGTATGAAATGAATAATATAATGTTTTCTGTGCTATCTGCGATGGATAATAAAAATACTGATGTACCTTATATTGAAACTGATAAAGTAAAGATTGCATTATATCATGGGCCATTAGTAAATGCACAAACGGACGTAGGATTTAAAGTCACTAGAGGTATTACTGCCAGTTCATTTAATAATCATGATATTGTAATGTTAGGTGATATTCACAAATTACAATGTATAAATGAATCGTCGCCATTAATTGTTTATGCTGGCTCAATGATTCAACAAAATCATAGTGAATCATATAATAATCACGGTTATGTTCTTTGGGATTTAACTGATAATTCATATAAGCATATTGAATTATTAAATGAATATGGATATTATACATTAACTGTTATTGATGGTAATTATAATGATCCATTAAATTTATCAAAGCATACTCGGGTGCGTATAAAATATTCAGATACACCGATCTCCAGATTAAAAGAAATTTCTAGTGTATTAAAACAGAATTATGGCATTCATGATATTACATTACATAAAAATGATGTTAGCTCTACCGCGAACCACCAATCAACGGAAAATATTATTGGTAATATTCGAGATGTCAATGTTCAAAATTCATTAATATCAGAATATATATCCGATAATTTTTCTGTAAGTGATGATGTGATCGAAAAAATACAAGCGCTGAATGCGCTCATTAATACAAAAATACCCCCCCTTGATAGCAGTAGAGGGGTTGTATGGAAATTAAAAGAATTAGAATTCAGTAATATGTTTTCGTATGGAGAAAAAAATAAAATTAATTTTTCTGATATGAATGGTATTATTGGGCTTTTTGCACCTAATACTAGTGGTAAGAGTAGCATATTAGATATAATATCATATTGTTTATTTGATAGATTTTCTAAAGGGACAAAGGGTGGTCATATATTAAACTATTCTAAATCTAATCTTTATTGCAAATTAACATTTACAATTGGTGATACTGATTATGTGATTGAACGGATAGGTAAGCGAATATTAAAATCTTCTGACCGCGTAAAAATTGATGTTAATTTTTATTCAATATCATCCGATGGCATCACTACAATATTAAATGGTGATGATAAACATGGTACGAATAGAAACATACGATCATATATTGGCACATATGAAGATTTTATATTAACTGCTGCTAGCCTGCAAAATAATCCTTCAACGTTTATTGATAAGTCACAGGCTGATAGAAAAAATATATTAACGCAATTCTTAGATTTAGATGTGTACGAACAACTATATCAAATAGCATTAGAAGAGAGTAAAGGTATATCTGCGATATTAAAAGAATTTAAGAAAACAGATTTTAATACCCAGCTTGCAATTAATAATATTAAATTATCAAGCTTGGAGCCTGATTATGAATCTAAACAGGAGGAACAAAATATACTAATTACTTCCCTTGAAAAATATAATAATGAAATTATTACATTAACTCAAAAACTAAATAAAATTATTGATATTGATATTGATATTGAATCCCACGAGACTCAGCGGGAGACATTGAAAAATTTATTATTACAAATATCGAGGCAGATACAAAACAACGATAATGAATTACAACAATTGCAGAAAAAATTAAACATTGTTGTAGATGAATTAATAACGTATGATATTGATTCGATCGAATCTAAATATAATATATTAAAAGAAAAGCAAACCGAGCGGCAAAATATACTAAACAATATTGATAAACATAAAGTTCATGTGCAACATAAATTAGATAAAATTTCTAAATTACAAACTCATGAATATAATCCCGAATGTGAATATTGTATAAATAATTCCTTTGTTCAGGACGCTCTTAATGCAAAAGAATCGTTAAACAAAGATAAACAAACGGCTACAGATTTACTAGAACAATTACATACTGTGAATACTGATATATCTGAACATATTAAATATGATACAGTGTACAATGATATTCTAAATTTGCAGCAGCAGCAAAATCAAATTAAAAATAATATATTAACAGTTAGTAATGAAGCTAAAGAATTAAAATTGTTATTTTCTGAAAAAAATGAAAAATATAATTCTATAATAAAAAGTATAGAATTATATTATCAAAATATTCAATACATTACGGAGAATAAACTAATCAATGAAAAGATTTCATCCGAAACACACCAAAAAAATATCACACAAGATCAGATTGGGCTAATAGGTGCCGAGATAAAAGTAATATTAAGTGACATTGCCGTATTGAAGGCTGATAATAAAACACTCACTGAGTCTATATCATCTGCAAAAGAATATGAGCAGCAATATTTAGCATATGATTACTTGCTAAAATGTATTAATAGAAATGGCATTCCATATTCGCTAATTAAAAAATCAATCCCTACGATACAAACATATACAAACAATGTTTTGTCCCAAATTACAGATTTTACAATTAAATTTGAATTAGAAGATAAAGATATAAATTTATATATTGTATATGCGGATGATAGATATTGGTTATTAGATTTAGCCAGCGGAATGGAAAAGTTCATTGCATCATTAGCAATTAGAAATGCTTTAACACATATTACAACCTTATCTAAAACAACAATGTTAGCAATTGACGAGGGGCTAGGGGTTTTAGATTCTGATAATTTTAATTCGATATTTTATTTATTTGATTATTTAAAAACTCAGTTCGATTTTATTTTAATCATTTCACATATCGAACAAGCTAAAGACATTGTTGATACTCTTCTTGATATTAAAAAAATAAATGGTTTCTCCAAAATAGAAGTATAATTTAGTGACCATATAATTATACTATATGGCCAGATCAACGAATAAAAGACTTCCCAGACATTTAAAATCTTTTAGAGCGGATGTTGTAGATAATTCGACAGCATCCCCAGAGTATTTTTATGTAACAGAATTTCCAGAGACGCTTTGGTTAGGTGTTAATACAATTAAATTTATTCCCAATAAATTCGCCTTGCAGGATTTATCAGAAATCCAGGTTGAGGCTGAAGACGTTGCTTTACAAGTATTAAATACAAGCATAGAACCATTTACTGATAATGGTGGTAGAACTACTTTAAATATTGAGATAAGTGATGAATCCCCGGTAGGAGTTGGTATTTTAACTTTTGTAGGGAATATAAAATCATCTGCTAAATTTCCCAGAGGTAGAACAGTTAAATGGCAAAAAACAATATTTGTCAATCCAATTACCGATCCAACTGGAAAAGTAAAACCTCCTACAACTGCAGACCCTACAGTAACATCAACAATATCAACAGGGACTATTGGTCAGGCAGGTAGTGCTGGTGCGGCAGGTAGTGCTGGTGTGGCAGGGTCTTCGGGGTCATCAGGTACGTCAGGAGGTGGAGCAGGTAATCCAGCTGGTAATGATGGAGAAATTCAATATAATGATGCAGGAGCATTCGGTGCTAATCCAAATTTATTTTGGGATAAAGTAAATAAAACTTTAAAAATCACAGCCCTTACTGGGCAAGTCAACCAATTAACTCAGTGGATTTCAAGTAGTGGAGCAACAATGTCTTTTATAGATTCAACTGGATCTTTAAATTTAGGCAATGGTATTAATTCTGCCAGATTAAATGTAAATGCAAATCATCTCGAATCAATATTAGGTGGTTTAGAATCGGCTCATAGATTAGTTAATTTGCAAGCAAATGGTGGATTTACATACAGTATATTTGGGCATCGAGATAATACTGCTATAGGATTAATAATAAAAACCCCCAGCTCATCCTTTTTTGTAGATGTAGGAAATAGATTGCTTGACACGTTTGCGGTGGGATCAGATGATCCAAATTCAGGAAACAATACATGGTTTACATTTGGTAGAACTGCAGCGCAGGGTGGAAATGTAAGATTTGATGCTCTTAACAGTGGGGGAGCAAATACAAAATTTGTAATTAATTCTCAATTTGGTGGTGCTCCCGTTGGATTTGGGAAGACTGATCCTACAGCCTACGTTCATATTAGAGCTGGTACTACATCAATACCTCAGATAAGATTAGAACCAGGGGTACTCACAACTACTAGTTTATCGGGGGCTATTGAAAATGATGGTAAAAATGTTTGGTATACTCCAACTAATGGAGCGCCAAGAGAAGTATTAAATGATACGAGATTTGTTAGAACATTAACCTTTATGGGAGCATAAACTATGGCAGAAATTTTAAAAGTATTGGGGCAGTCGAATCCTACTTTATTAGTTTTGACTGATATGTATACAGTACCTACTAGCACAAACGCTACTGTCAGTTCCATAGTAGTTGCTAATAGAACAGCTGTCGCAGATAAATTTAGGATTTCTATAGCACCTGGCGGGGCGGCAGATACAAATGAACAATATATTTATTACGATATAATTATTCCTGGTAATGATACATTTGTTGCAACTATAGGAATTACATTGCAAGCTACAGATGTAGTTAGGGTTTATTCAAGAGACGGCTCATTATCATTTAATTTATTTGGGTTAGAGGTAACATAATGGCACAAGGATTTACAGTTAAAAGATTTGTAACATTGAGCAAACACGCCATATTTGCTGGGTCATATGATGTTGTGCCATTTAGCACTACATTGTATTTAGGGCCAGTGCCAAATTGGGTAGCAGCTCCTGTAGAGAGTGTATTTATACTCCCCGTTAAAGGTATTATTAAAGATTTGCGGTTTGAAATTTTAACAAATTCTATCAATGCTGGCGGCCATAATTTAACTATTTATATTAATACTGCCAGTTCAAGTATCACAGTACCAATAGGCCAAAATTCCACAGGGCCATTCTCAGAATTAGTAACTGCAGTGCCGGTGAATGCTGGGGACATACTACAATTTGTTGTTACCACATCAGGTTCTTCTGGAACTATAGTTATACCATCTATATCCTTACTTTTATCTGAAACATTATGAGTCAGGGATTTTTAACAGCACAATTTTCTACTAGTGGAACTTCAGGTACTAGTTCTACTGGTGGGAGTGGATCTGCGGGAACTTCTGGAACATCAGGTAGTTCAGGAACTAGTGGAACATCAGGTAGGGATGGAATAGCAATAGGAACAGTATTCTATTTCACTTCAGGAAGTAGTGATATTGCTAATTCATTAGATTTTACTTCTACTTTATTCCCACCAAATTTAGAACAGGTAGTAACTGGTTCGATACCTAATTCAGTATTAACGGACATTGCAACTTTTTATACTCCAATTGGAGAGCCAAATGTAATGATTATTCCGGGTGGTGAATGGAGGTTTAGAACGTTTACTAAATTATCTACAAATAATCCTAATAATACTTTTTATTCTGCATCGTTTTATGTAACAGATAATGCAGGAAATAATCCAGTTCATATTTTTGATACACAGAGTCCATTATTAACTGATACAACTATTAAAACATATGATTGGATAACTACAGTCCCCACAACAACATTATTAAATACAACTGATAGAATAAAAGTAGTGTTAAAGGCTTGGACTGAGCATGGTGCGGGGGTTACTATTTGGACATATGTAGAGGGAGCACTTAGGCCTTCCCATGTACACACCCCTATAGGAGGCCAGGTGTCTACTAGCGGTACATCAGGTAGTTCTGGTACAAGCGGAACATCAGGCTCGTCAGGAAGTACTGGCTCAAGTGGTAGTACAGGTACTAGTGGTAGTTCTGGTAGTACAGGTTCATCAGGTTCATCAGGTAGTTCCGGGTCTACAGGAACCGCAGGAACAAGCGGAACTTCAGGAACTTCTGGTACAAGTGGTAGCAGTGGTTCAACTGGTTCATCAGGTAGTACAGGGACTTCAGGCACTTCTGGAACAAGCGGTAGTACTGGAACTAGTGGTACGACCGGTTCATCAGGCAGTACTGGTAGTAGTGGGTCAACAGGTAGTAGTGGATCTACAGGATCAAGTGGTAGCACTGGCTCATCAGGTAGTACAGGTACTTCTGGTTCTAGCGGTACATCAGGAAGTAGCGGAACATCAGGTACAAGTGGTATATCGGGTACGAGTGGAAGTTCAGGTAGTACTGGAACCAGCGGCACATCAGGTACTAGTGGAACTTCGGGAACTTCAGGTTCAAGTGGAACAAGTGGTAGTACCGGAACCTCGGGTAGTAGTGGATCAACTGGGTCGTCTGGAACATCAGGTTCAAGTGGAACATCCGGTTCTTCAGGATCATCTGGTACCAGTGGCACTTCAGGTAGTAGTGGTAGTACTGGAACATCTGGTAGCAGTGGTACATCCGGGACTAGCGGTAGTTCCGGGTCTACAGGAACCAGCGGGACTTCTGGTACTAGTGGTAGTTCGGGTTCAAGTGGTAGTACAGGGACTTCTGGAACAAGCGGAACCTCAGGCACTTCAGGAAGTAGTGGTAGTACAGGTACTTCTGGGACGTCAGGTACTAGTGGCACAAGTGGAACCTCAGGCACTTCAGGAAGTGCTGGCTCAAGTGGAAGTAGTGGATCAACTGGCTCATCAGGTAGTACAGGTACTTCTGGGACGTCAGGTACTAGTGGAACATCGGGAAGCTCGGGGTCTACAGGAAGCAGTGGCTCCACAGGATCGAGTGGTAGTACAGGAACATCTGGAACAAGTGGTACTTCTGGAACAAGCGGAAGTAGTGGTTCAACAGGTAGCTCGGGTAGTACTGGTTCAAGTGGTAGTACTGGTACTAGTGGGACATCAGGAACTAGTGGTACAAGTGGTAGTACTGGCACTAGTGGTAGCTCAGGAAGTACTGGTAGTAGTGGGTCTACTGGTTCATCAGGTAGTACGGGTACTAGTGGTACTTCGGGTACATCAGGCACAAGTGGAACTACTGGATCATCGGGTAGCACAGGAACATCTGGAACCAGTGGCACTTCAGGAACTTCTGGAACTAGTGGTAGTTCTGGATCATCGGGTAGCACAGGAACTTCTGGAACATCAGGTACTAGTGGTAGCAGTGGTTCAACTGGGTCTAGTGGCTCTACAGGAACATCTGGAACAAGCGGAAGTAGTGGTTCTACAGGAAGTTCTGGAAGTACTGGGACAAGTGGTACGTCAGGAACGAGTGGGACTTCCGGAACCAGTGGTAGTTCAGGCTCTACCGGTAGCAGTGGAAGCACTGGCTCATCAGGTAGTACAGGGACTTCTGGAACCAGCGGCACATCAGGTACTAGTGGAACTTCTGGTTCATCTGGTAGTACTGGTTCAAGTGGAACAGCTGGAACGAGTGGAACGTCAGGAAGTAGTGGAAGTACTGGTTCTTCGGGTAGTACTGGATCCAGTGGAACATCTGGAAGTTCAGGAACCAGTGGTAGTTCAGGCTCGACCGGTACCAGCGGATCAGCTGGAAGTTCCGGAACCAGCGGCACTTCAGGTAGTTCAGGTACATCAGGCACCAGTGGAATAAATGGTACATCTGGATCTTCTGGTACCAGTGGCAGCAGTGGCACTTCAGGTTCAAGTGGTACATCAGGCCAGAACGGAACATCGGGAAGTAGTGGAACGTCAGGAAGTTCAGGTTCAACTGGATCGAGTGGGAGCACTGGGACGTCAGGTAGTAGTGGTAGTACTGGTTCAAGTGGTACCTCAGGTAGTTCAGGTACATCAGGTACTAGTGGAACTTCGGGGACTTCTGGCTCAAGTGGTTCCACAGGTACTAGTGGTACAGCTGGTAGTTCAGGTACTTCTGGAACAACAGGTAGTAGTGGTAGTTCCGGATCTACGGGGTCATCTGGTAGTACGGGTAGTAGTGGGTCAACCGGTACCAGTGGAACATCTGGAACCAGTGGCACTTCAGGGTCTACGGGAAGTTCGGGTAGTACAGGAACATCAGGTACTAGTGGTAGCTCAGGGTCTACGGGAAGTTCGGGTAGTACTGGAACAAGTGGATCATCAGGAACCTCTGGCACATCTGGTACTAGTGGAAGTAGTGGTAGTACCGGGTCTTCAGGATCAACAGGTAGTTCTGGATCTACAGGAACATCTGGTACAAGTGGAACATCAGGTACTAGTGGAAGCTCAGGTAGTACTGGTTCGAGCGGCAGCACGGGTTCTAGTGGTAGTACTGGTACCAGCGGTACATCTGGAACGTCAGGTACTGGTGGAAGTTCGGGATCTACTGGGTCATCTGGTAGTACAGGAAGCTCAGGTAGTACTGGAACTAGTGGAACATCAGGTACTAGTGGAACATCAGGAAGTTCTGGTTCAAGCGGTTCTACTGGGTCATCAGGTAGTACTGGAACTAGTGGAACATCAGGTACTAGTGGAACATCAGGAAGTTCGGGCTCTACTGGAAGCTCAGGGTCAACAGGATCTAGTGGTAGTACTGGAACATCTGGTACGAGTGGTAGCTCAGGGACTAGTGGGACTTCAGGTACAAGTGGTAGTTCTGGTTCATCTGGTAGTACTGGTTCAAGTGGTTCCACAGGAACTAGTGGGACTTCAGGATCAAGTGGGACTTCTGGTACACGTGGTAGTTCTGGTAGTACTGGAACCAGTGGAACCTCAGGTACTAGTGGAACTTCGGGAAGTAGCGGTAGTACAGGTACATCAGGGACTAGTGGTAGTTCCGGTAGCACTGGTAGTAGTGGTTCAACAGGAAGTTCCGGCAGCACTGGCTCAAGTGGTAGTACTGGCACATCAGGGACAAGTGGAACTTCTGGAACATCAGGAACTAGCGGTAGCTCGGGATCTACTGGTTCTTCGGGGAGTACTGGTAGTAGTGGGTCAACAGGTACTAGCGGAACTTCGGGCACAAGTGGAACGTCAGGTAGTAGTGGCTCAACTGGGTCGAGTGGTTCTACTGGTTCATCAGGAAGCACAGGTACTTCTGGAACATCCGGGACAAGTGGAACTTCTGGTACTAGTGGTAGTTCAGGAAGTACTGGTAGCAGTGGTTCGGCCGGAACATCAGGTACTAGTTCAACAGGAGGTGGAGGTACTGCTGGGACTAGTGGAACATCGGGAACTACTGGGCATTTTGGTGGAAATTCTATGGAATTTCAATTTAGTACCACCACAACAGATGCTGATCCTGGAAATGGGTTTATAAGATTTAATAATGCCACGTTAGGTAGTGTCACCCAATTATTTATCGATGATTTAAATTTTAATGGAGTAAATTTAAGAACTAATTGGATAGCTGCATTAACTGGAGCCAGTACTAATCCTAGAGGAGCATTAACAATATGGTCAAAAAATAATCCTACAATTTTTGTTGTGTATCATATTACTAGTGGATCAAGTTTACCATCAGGATATACTAGAATTCCTGTTACATTTATTAGTAGCAATGGTACTCTTACTAATAATGAAAACATTATAATATCTTTTACAAGATATGGTAATAATGGTGCTACTGGTGCTACTGGTGCTACTGGTGCTACTGGTGCTAATGGAATATTTGGAGGTGATTCATTTTCCTTTTATTCCGTTGGGGTGTCCCCGAGCTCTCCAGAATTATTTTTCGATCCACATACTCCTGGTGCAGGAATATCTACTATAGAATTCAATGAGGATTCTATACAATCATTAGGTATTAATACATGGTTCGATTCAATGAATAGAGGGGATCGAATTAGATTATTCGATGAATACGCATCAGCTAATTTTTATTTAGGAAGGATTAATTCCATTTCATATATAAATCCTGTATATACAATAGTTCTAACAGATATTGAGTTTACAAACTTAAGTGCGGGTGGGACTGTTGTGGTAGCCACACTATCAAAAGTGGCTGATGAAAGATATATTTCATTAAATCCGTATTTAATGTTTGAAGAAATAAATGATACATTACCATTAGCAGCACAAACTCCGGAAACTGATGGATCATATATTGTTATTCCAACAGAACTGAATAATTATGAAATTATTGATGTGATAGCCTCGGTAGACGCACAAGGTAATAGTGATATATATGTAAATGTTGTATTATATAACGGACAAGGTGGTACCGGTAATGGTGTATATGTACTAGCATCTGATTTAGCAATGGGGACTGCGGCAGTATACTATACATCCGCAGTACTTTCTGGTATATCAATAACTAATCCAACAATTTTAGAGGGGACGAGAGTAGCAGTAATATTAGACACTGCCGCAACAGGAATGCCTACCGCAGGAAATGGGCCATTAGGTTTATCAGTAACAATTGTTGTTAAAAGACCATAATAACATGGCGGGAAGTTTTACTAGGATTTATAGAATCAGACCATCTACTGGGTATATTCAATCCACGATGTTTACTCCTGTTGACATAAACACAGTGCTACCGGTGTTAAATAACGCCACTACTATTAATGAAGCAGTTACTGATGATGATACGTATAATGAATCTATAAACAATGCATCAGGTGACATTGATTTATTTTTCTTTTCTCCATTACCATTAGCACATTTTGCTTTAGAAAATCCTGGGCTTATACAAACGTTTCAAATAACGAATATCGATTATCATATAAGATTAATGACAAATAGAAAAAATATAGATTTAGATTTATTTATAATAGATGATGTTAGCGCAGTTCTAACTCAGACTATTAGTAATAATAATGCCAATGTATGGCAAGAGCATAATATATCATTTTCTTCCTTAGCATTACCAGTAGATATTTTTAATACAACCACTGGCGCTGGATTTGGATATGAAACTCAATCAAATAATAACGATTATTATATCAGCCAATTATGGTTAGATATTACAATAGATTACTCAGGCCCAATTAAAAAAAATAATTCATCTTTTTAGCATAAAAATTTGTTTATCTCAGAAATTTTCATTACCTTTAATACCAGTTATACTTATATACTAAATGAAGATATTATTATTTGTTACTCCACACTTATCCACGGGAGGTTTACCGCAATACTTAGTAAAAAAAATAGAATTATTAAAAAATGATTATATAATATATGTAATAGAATATTCAAACATTACTGGGGGTATTCTTGTTATACAGCGCAATAGAATTGTATCTTTAATTGATAAGGATAAATTTATTACATTAGGAGAAAATAAATTTGAATTAGTTAAACTAATAAAAACCATTCAGCCTGATGTTATTCACTTTGAAGAAATACCTGAATTCTTTATTCCAGTAGAGATATGTGAACAAATCTATACTCCAGATAGGAAATATAAAATATTTGAAACCAGCCACGACTCCAGTTATGATATTAAAAATAAAGTAACTTTACCAGATGGATTTTTATTAGTTAGTCAATATCAAATAAATCATTTTAAAGATTTAGGTGTACCTTGTAAATTAGTTGAATATCCAATAGATTACATTCCCAGGTTAGATAGGGATGCTACTTTATTAGAATTGGGGTTAGACCCTACATATAAACATGTATTAAATGTAGGATTATTTACTCCCAGAAAAAACCAAGCGGAGGTAATTGAATATGCTAAAAGATTAAAAGCCGAAAAAATACAATTTCATTTTTTAGGAAACCAAGCTGAAAATTTTGAATACTATTGGAAACCATTAATGAAAGACTTTCCCAGCAACTGTAAATGGTGGAATGAAAGAAATGATGTAGATAAATTCTATAGTTGTATGGATTTATTTATCTTTACTTCCAAAGGAACTTCACATGATAAAGAAACTAATCCATTAGTAATTAGAGAAGCTATAAGTCATCAGATACCATCTTTAATATACAATCTACCAGTGTATTTAGGAATGTATGATAAATACGAAGCCATAAACTATTTAGAAAATGATATAAATGTTAATACAAATTTAATATTAGATAAATTAGAATTGTCCGTTAAGGAACCAAATAGAAAAAAAGTTACTATTATAGATGCTTATTTAACTGACGATACTAAAGCTATATTACTTAAAGATTGTATTAACTCAATCAAAGCATTAGAAACCGATATTATACTGGTATCACATTGTCCAATCCCACCTGATATATTAAAATTAGTAGACTATCATTTATTTGATAAGGACAATACTTTTAATATTAATAATGTCTATGGCTTTAGAAAAGATAATGGTGTGGAGGTGCGATCATTTGTACATTCCTCACATGAATATCCTATTATTAGAAATATGAGATTAGCATTTAATACTGCTAAACAATTAGGATATGATTATTTTTATTTTACAGAGTTTGATCATAATTACAGTAAAGATGATATTAATAAAATAAAGTTATTAGATAAACAATTAATTAAAGAAAACAAAGATTTAATTTTCTTTCATCCTGGGGAGGCTGTATATGGTGATATACCAGATAAATATTATGAGAGTTGTTTCTTTGCAGGTAAATTAGAATCGTTTTTAAATGTATTTAATAATATGTTCCCAGATACTATTGAGGAATATAATAATAGTTTTGCATTAAGATTTCCAAATTGTTTAGAGCATTTCTTTTACGAAGCATTTGCCCCCTTAATAGATAAAATAGTATTAGTTGAAGGATATGTTAAACACTATTTTAATAATAGTATTATCAATGTTTCATCTTATAGAGATATTACAGCGAAAATTTATCAGGGAAACAATGGATTTGAATATTTATATGTGTGTAATGAGAATCATACACCATACACATTTGAAGTATTTTTTAATAATGAATTTATAGAAACATTCACAATTAATTGTGGATTTCAATTCAGCAATTTTAAATATATTAAATTAACAGAATCATCTGATATTAAAATTAATATCTTTGATAAAGATGTTTTAATCGACACCAAATACCTAAATTATAATATGGGAAACAAATCAATCTATAAGGGAGATGGAGTTATTCTTTTTGATAATATTGAAATACCAGAACCAGTTCCTAATGAAGTAACCCAGCCGTTTAATATTTCTTTTACTGGTGATTCTAACCAATTGAATTTTGAATGTTTAGAAACATTTAATTCATTATTAATATCCATAAAAGATATAGATTCTAAAGCCTGCATTTATAGTTATACTACAGGACAATTATTCCCAGGTAGTTCTTTTTGGTGTGTACCATTACCAAAACATGTATGTGACTTTGCTAACGACATTAATTTTGGTGGGTTTCTAATTGAAATGTATGATAAGAATAATTGTGTGTACAAATATGAAATTAGAATAAAATCAATCCCGTTTTATAAACCAGTAATGGATCTTACAAATTCAGAACCAATCTTCAACAATTACACGGAATTTTTTGTAGATAAAATTTATGAGGATTTAGATATTGATGGTAGATCTATTGTGGTCGATGTTGGTGCTAATATTGGATTATGGACTAAATTTATTTTAAGTAAAAATGCTAAGAAAGTATATTGTTTTGAACCTAATAATAAAGCAGTTGAGCAATTAAAGATTAATCTTAAAGAACATAATAATGTTGTAATGTATAGTAATGCCCTTTATAAGGAAAATACAAACCTAACATTATATACTGACCCTAAGGACAACAGTCTTATAAGTTCTATTTATACAGTGACAGAACAATCAGAGGAAGTCGACGCCATAACATTAGATTACTTTATGGAAATAGAAAATATTGAAAGGATTGATTTATTAAAATTAGACATTGAAGGTGCTGAGTTTGATATATTGGAAAATCTAACAGAAGTAGCCCTAAGTAAGATTGATTCAATATTAATTGAAACACATTGTGGTAATGTTGAAAATGGAGAAGATAGGTTAATTGCAATTAAAAATAATTTGATTGCTAATGGATTTAAAATCTATGAATGCCCTTTTGCAACATATATTTTCGCTAATCGCAGGAAGAAAAGCTATTATGTAAATAATGCAATGTCTCCTAAATATTTAGCAACCAAACTTCATCCTGGACAAATATTTATTGAAAAAGCAAATTTAGATCCAGATAATAAAGAATTTGATTGGGCAATGTTTAATGATGGTAAATGTCTGACATACCAAATGATGTATTCGGAAATGTATTATGATTTTGCTTACGATGCACCTGGATGTTCTTATGAAAGATATGGGTGTAGAATTAAAGATGGTGACATTGTAGTTGATGCTGGTGCTAATATCGGGATATTTACTAACTATGCAAATGAGCGTGGGGCGGCCAAAATATATTCCTTTGAACCTACCGACACTGCTTATCAATTATTATTAAAAAATAAACCAACTAATTGCACTGCATTTAAAATGGCATTAGGTAATGATAATAGTCTATTAGAATTAAAGACTCCAGATTTTGGTGATACAGGCGGAGCAAGCATATTTAATAAGCCCACGTATAATAATTCTGATTTTGTATTCTCAACAACTATTGATAATTTATTTGAACAGAAACTATTTGATAAAATTGACTTTTTAAAAATTGATACTGAAGGAAGTGAATATAATATTCTGAAAGGAATATCAGATGAAAATTTAGCAAAGATAAATAATATCGCTATGGAATTTCATTTAAATCAATTAAGTGAAGAAATATCGGATGAAATGTGGAATAGATTAACTAATGCCGGGTTTAAAGGATTTAAATTATTTTTAGGGAATGGTGAATTGCGAATTTATAATTTTTGGAGAGAATGACAATTGTATTTTATTCTACATTTAATAATGAATACCAGGTAAAGGTTCTATTAGAATCAATTAAATATTCTGGATTAGATTGTAATATTTTATATTTTACTATAGGATTTAATAGTGAAATAACTTTTCCCAAATTAACTACTGTTGGTCATCCTTATTTAGATTTGCCCAACTTAATATTGTATAAACCTACAATTTGTAAAAGAGCTTTAGAATATGATGATAAAATTATTTACGTTGATACTGATATAATTTTTAGTAAGTCATTTACATTAGAAAAATTAAAAGTTTATTTTGAATATATTACTAATTATCCTTTGGGTAGTAGAGGGCCAGTGGCATATCCATTTACTTACTATGCGGGGGAAGGGTGGGAGTATATTTATTCAGAAATTAAATTAAGAGATTATTATAACATTCCTGATAGAACAACGGATTATATTTATGGTTGTTTTTTATTATTTAATAAAGAATGTTTAGATTTTATTAAAGAGTGGGAGTCAATAGTAAATAACAAATATTTTTTAGAATCCCATTTAGAATACTTCCCTTTTCAGGATGAAACTGCATTAAATGTATTATTATGGAAACATAAATATAATATGAATTTAGGATTCTTATTTTTAAATACTGATGATTTTGACACATTTAAAGAATATGAGGAAAAAGAAAAAACATTAGATGAATATAATAACTTCACTGATTATTACGTTTATGATAATGTAAATACAATATTATTATTTCATGGGATAAAAAATAAAAATGAATCACAAAAATATATAAAATACTTTAATGAAAATAGCCCAGGTTACCCCAGGTCTTTTACCTATCCCACCTAATGGTTGGGGGGCTGTAGAAAAGATTATCTGGGAATATCATTTACAATCCATTGCAGAAGGTCATCAATCCAAAATTAAATATTTGGATGAAGTCCAACATGGGCAGTATGATATAGTACATATCCATGTAGCTAATTTGGCTCTATTGGCTTATGAGAGGAATATTCCATATATCTTTACAATGCATGATCATCACAGTGTAATAAATGGTAAAGAATCTCATACCTATAAAGAAAATTTAGAAGCTATTGAAAAATCCATCTTAAGTTTTGTTCCAGCGCAATACTTAATTGGATATTTTAATAACAATAAAAAATTAAGATACTTATCACACGGAGTAAATCTAAATGAATTTACACCAGGTAGCCTTAATCCCAATCAAAGTTTATTATGTGTAGCAAATAATGGCTATGCTTATGATCAGACGATTGACCGAAAAGGATTTGGTATTGCAATAGAAGTGGCTAAAAATTTAAATCTACCTATTACTATTGTTGGCCCTGATAATAATAAAAATTACTTTAATGCCTTTCCACCAACTTATGATAAGTTAACAATTAAATATAATTTAACAGAAGAAGAATTAAAACAGGAATATCACCAACATACTATATTTCTACATCCGTCGGAAATGGAAGCGGGGCATCCTAACTTAACTTTATTAGAAGCGATGGCCAGCGGACTACCAGTTGTAGGTACAATGGAAAAAGAATTACCAGGAATTATTACTTGTGAAAGGAATGTAAATGCTATGATCATAGGTACCAATCAATGCATTAAAAATATTGATACCTATAAGGAATTAGCTTTACAAACTGCCAAAGATCATTCCTATATTAATATCACAAAACAATTACTAAATCATTATAATTTTATGCGGACAATATTAATTTCCGAATATGAAGGAGCGTTTATGAATCCAATGATTCCTAAGAAACCAACCAATAATACCATAGTACATTATATTAATGGCCCTTATGTTGAAATAACAGGCCCGGTTGAAGAAACTTATAAAGTATCCTTTATTGATGATGATACTGATGAAGTAATTTATAGCGAGACTATCACAACCAATCATTGGGTAAGATGTAGCAGGAAATATTTTGTTAACTGGAGAATACAAATTAACGATGATATTTACTATATGGATTTAAAAGACAAACGAGTCTTAATAGGATTAGATAGTAAATCATTGGGTGACACTATTGCGTGGATGCCTTATGTCGAAGAGTTCCAACAGAAACATAAATGTAAAGTTGTATTATCTACTTTTTGGAATAATCTATTTGAAAAAGAATATCCGAATATTGAATTCATTGTACCAGGTGCCACAGCACATGATTTAATCGCACAGTATGTGGTTGGATATTATATGGATGATAATAAAAACAATAGCCCAGTTCATTGTTTAACTGCACCATTGCAAAAAACCTGCTGTGATATACTAGGCTTGGAATATAAGGAAATAAAGTCCAGGATATCTGTTGAGAAGAAAGATAGATTAATATCTGATAAATATGTATGTATTGCCACAGCGTCTACTGCTCAAAGTAAATTTTGGAATAATCCTACTGGGTGGCAAACTGTAATTGATTATTTAAACGATAAGGGATATAAGGTGATTGTAATTCAAAAGGAATATACAGATCTCAAAAATATAATTAATAAAACTGGGGACCTTTCAATTGAAGATAGGATTAATGATTTAATACATTGTGAATTCTTTATTGGATTAAGTTCTGGGCTATCCTGGTTGAGTTGGGCATTAGGTAAACCAACCGTTATTATATCTGGGGTTACTAAACCGTTAAATGAAACAAATAACAATACTATAAGAATATTTAATGATAAAGTTTGTAATGGTTGTTGGAATGATCCGAAGCATATATTCGATAAAGGAGATTGGAACTGGTGCCCCAGATTAAAAAATACAGATAGAATGTTTGAATGCTCAAAAGAAATTTCTCCAGAAATGGTAATAAAAGAGCTTGGGAAACTAATTTAGTTAATAATTATAATAAAGGGGAAAATGAAAAGGTTAATAATATTAAGTTGTATACTAATAAGTTTTATTAGTTGTAGGTCAACAAAAACATATGATGACGATGCGTACTTCAGGAGTTATACCCAGCCTAAAACATTTACTGTAGAGACAGAAAATTCAACCATTCTTGAAAAAGGCTCCCTAGACTTTACGTCACCTGAGTACGCATCATTATCATCTTATCGCAGAACTTATTCTTATTATACAGTTTATTATTATCCACCAGTACATTACTACCCCTATTACTACTATTCTCAATACCCTTACTACTATCCATATTATCGTGTAAGGAATTATTGTCATTATAGTTGGAGATATAATCATTATTGTAATAGTTACTGTTATTGGGGAGAACCATTTTACCCCCATTACAGTTATCACTCCCCTTATTATAAAGAGACTGTTATTTATTCTCCAAGAAAATCATTTTCAAATAATGCCCCTAATAAGGTTCAACCAAAAGTTAATAAAGTTTATAATGAAGATAGAGTCAGCAAACCTATCCACTTAGACCGAGAAGATAGAGTAATTACTAAACCTATTAATAGAGATATTAGACCCAGGGATGATATTCATAAACCTGGCCACCCTACCATTTTAGATCCAGGTCCTAAAAACCAACCTAATACATCTCCAAGAGACAATAGACCTGGGGTGCCATCACCACAAGATTCCCGACCAAGAAATTAAGATATTTTATAATTATGATATAATTATATGTATCATAAGATTGGTATGAATAAATTATCTTCATTAATTAAAGAGGGTGTATATGACCCGGGAATATTAACTGGTGTGTTTTTAGCTGGCGGGCCTGGAAGTGGTAAATCAGTAGTTGCCAGTCAGTTATTTGGATTAGCCGGAGCTAAAATTAACCTATCACCCACCGGCCTTAAGGTAAGTAATTCCGATGGCGCTTTTACTCACTTATTAAATAAAGCTGGTATTAGTTTAAAATTAAATCAATTATCTCCAAAGGAATTTGAACAGGCTATGTTAATAAGATCTAAAGCTCAGGACATTACAAAAAATCAATTAGAAAAATTTAAAGATGGAAGATTAGGTATCATACATGATGGCACTGGGGAAGTTGTTGGTAAAATCCAGTCGAGAAAAAATGATTTGGATGAATTGGGGTATGATACTTATATGATTTTTGTTAATACATCGCTTGACATAGCGCTAGCTCGAAATGCAAAAAGAGAAAGATCATTACCTGATAATGTAGTAACTGATATATGGAACCAAACACAACAAAATATAAAAGTATATAAACAAATGTTTGGAAAAAATTTTATAGAAATTGATAATTCCAATACAGGGGCGCTCCAACCTGATATTATCAAAGCCGTGACTAAATTTATTAATAGACCAATACAGAATCCATTAGGACAACGATGGATTCAAAATATGTTAACTCTTAAAAAAGCTATATAAAAATGAAAAAATCAGAACTTAAACAAATCATTAAGGAAGAACTACAAAACATGCTTTCTGAAGGCATTCATTACTACGACTGGGAGGACGATCCAGAGCACAGTCAAACACGAATTCGGGGTGTAGTAACCAACCCCAGGAAGTGGGTTGGTGCCACCATTAAAGATTTTAAAAGCTACCCGATGCAAGGGATAATGATTATTTATACTTCAAAAGGCAATTTTTGGGTTTCTAAAAATCATCGGTATCTATTAACTCATAAAAGTTATAAATAATAATGAAAAAATCAGAACTTAAACAAATCATTAAGGAAGAACTTAAAAAATCTCTTAATGAAACTTATTATCGGTTAGATGATAAAATAGGAAAAAATTTTTTATTTGTGGCCCACAAAAATCTAATGGCGCTATCTTCTTCAATTAATTCTGGGAAAGATATGAATATGGAGAAATTGGAAGGAATTATTACTTTGTTAGATATGGTTAAAAAGAAAATTACCAAACACAATTAATATGTCATTAGGAACCTGGTTGGCCAGTCAATTATTAATTGAATCTCCTGTACTTACTGGTAAGATTAAAAAAGTTATAGCAATCTATCCAGGCAGATTTCAACCAATGGGTAAGCATCACGCAGATGTTTATAAATTTGTACGACGAATATTTGGTGCTAATAATACTTTTCTTGCCACATCAAATGTAGTATCTTTACCTAAATCCCCCTTTTCATTTAAAGAAAAGTCAATAATTGCTAAGGCTCACGGAATAAAAAATGTTGTTAATGTTAAAAATCCATATAGAGCAGAAGAAATAGTTGCTAAGTTTGACCCAGAAACTACTGCAGTTGTATTTATCGTAGGCGAAAAAGATCAAGAAAGATTAGGTGGTAAATTCTTTTTACCGTGGAAAGGTACCGCAGAATATGGTTATAAAGTTCACGCTTATACAATGAATGCTCCTACAATGAGGGGTGGAATGAGTGGCACCGAAATAAGAAAAATTCTTGGTGATAATAACATTTCCTGGAAAAAAAGACATCAATTTTATAATCAAGTTATTGGTATATCAGATGAAAAAATAGAAGATATGATTGTAAATAAATTGGGAGCAATAAATTCTATGATGGAATCATTTTTGCAAACAATTAATATACATGATGTTCTTAAAACTAGTAAAAAAATAAATGCAACATCTAATTCAATTGCTAAATCATTGGGTAAAGATCTTATTGAATATATTGTTGGGAATAATTCATTGCAAATAAAAACAGAAGGAGTTATAGCATTAGGAAATAAGTTTATTGAGTATATGACTCCGAGTAATATATTATCGGAAGGTGGGGCTGCAGGACACATGGCCCATGTGATTGATGATATGAATTTAACTTTTGGAGACTTAAGTAAAATAATTGGGCTGGGATTACAAGGAAAACTAAGTAAACATGTTAGTGAGAAATTGGATGGTCAGGCCATTTCATTCTCCTGGAAAGATGGTAAATTAATTGCTGCCAGAAATAAAGGACATTACAAAAATGGTGGAGCTGGTGCGATGGATGTTAATGGGGTGTTACAACAATTTAGTGGCAGAGGGGCACTAACAGATGCGTTTGTATTTGCAGTGCAAGACTTACAAAATGCAGTTAAATCATTATCACAAAAAGATAAAGATTCTATATTTAAAAATGGTTATAAATTTATGCATACAGAAATTATATGGCCAGACACACAGAATGTAATTCCATACGATACCAGTTTATTAATATTTCATGGTAGCACTGAGTATGATGATGCAGGGAATGTAGTAGATGCTAATCCAAAAGATGCCAGCACATTAGCTAAATTAATTCAAAAGGTTAATCAGCATATTCAAAATAAATTCACCATACAAGGGCCATCGTTTGTTAAATTATCTCCAGTAACAGATTTTTCTTCTAAGCAAGCAATGTTCCAAAATAAGTTAAAACAATTACAATCTAAATTTAATTTAAAGTCCTCAGATAAAGTATCTAAATATCATCAGGCCTGGTGGGCGGATTTTATTTCTAAACAGGCACAAAAAAATAACTATCCGATACCAAATCATGTATTAGGTTCATTAGTTAACAGATGGGCATTTTTTGATAAGAGCTATTCAATAGCTAATATGAAAAAAGAAATAGACAATACAGAATTTTTAGAATGGGCGACAACATTTGATAAAAAAGATCATGCTGGACAGGTAAAAATTAATATGCAGCCATTTGATATATTATTCTTACACGTTGGTGCAGAGATATTAAAAAATGTCAGTGATGTATTATCTGTTAATCCATCTTCTGCTGCTCATAGAATACGGCAGTCTGTAGAAGCAGATATTAAAACATTAGAATCGTCCAATGACATAACTAAGATTGAAAAACTTAAAACACAATTAACCAGATTAAATGCTATTGGTGGGTTTGATGCCATAGTGCCAACTGAGGGAATAGTATTTATGTATAAAGGAAAGATTTATAAATTTACAGGGGCCTTTGCTAGTGTCAATGCTTTATTGGGTATTTTAAAATTTGGAAATTAAAAATTAACAATATTTATTATTAAAGAAATAGTCTATGAAAAACAGTCAACCTGGCAAACGTATTGCGTATCTACAAAATGTTATAAGTGGTAATCACCAAAAAAGATCGCATGGATGGACTCCTGACAAAGTCGAAAGAAAAGAAGGGGAAGTTTGGACAGACTCTGATGGGAAAGAATGGGAAATAAGAAATGGTATTAAATGGAAAACTTCCAAATTATTAGATGTCATTAATGAAGCCGTCGCAGACCATATTTATCTTCCTCATTCCTGCCCGAAATGTAATAATCCAATGAAAAAGAAATTGGATAAAAAAATGTGGTTTATTCATAAAATGTGTTTTGAATGTGTAATCGCAATGGAACATCAGATGAAGATCGATGGTACATATAATGAATATGAAAGGAATAAGGTTCAAAATAATATGGAAGCCTGGTTCAAAGATTTTAAACAAATGATTGAAGAAGGTAAGAGAGATTCTTTAAAACAAAAGTTTGTCGATGGTAATGGGAAGATTGAAGACTTTTGGGAAGACCCACAATCTTATGAAGAGCTAAGTGCATTGATTGATCCTATTATGGAAGATATTGAACAAAAAATATTTGGTAAAAAATTAGAAGCGCATGGAAAAGATAACGAACATACTGAAAATAACATTTAAGTATAGGGAGTATATTATGGGAGCTATAATTTTATTATTATCGTTAGGTTTATTTGGAACTTATCATAATCTTAAGAATTGTAAATCTAACCATGATAGCAATTATACTTATTATAATGACATTGTTAATGGATTAAATGGTACTATAACAGTCAATGAACATAAAATTGATAGTCTAACAATTATCGCCGAGCAATTAGCACAGGATTTATATGATTCAAAATCAAAATCAGGAGTAATTAAATATAAGATAATTAATAATAGAGTTACTCCTAAACCAGATCCACCAGTAGATAGCGCAGTTAAATTTCTTAAGAAGTTTGCAGAAGATGAGGGTAGAATACAATGAAACATATAATATTATACATAGCAATAATTCTATTACCAATTGTCGGTATGAGTCAAGCTCCTGCAAAGGATGGTGGATATTATTTTACTAAACCTGAAGTAATTAATTTATATAAAGGTATCACCCGCCTACAGGAAAGAGATAGTCTTCAAAATGCTCTTATATTAGAATTATCCGCACAGGTTGTAATATTAGAACAAACTGTTGAAGTGAATAAAGAAATCCTATATTCCCAAAAACAAATCACCAAAGCAACCCAAGCAAAAGTGGATGCCTGTGAGTCTAGTAAAAAGGGCTTAGAGCAGGCATATAAAAAGAAAGTTAAACATTCGTTTATTAATGGTATAATAACCGGGGGGATGATTTTATCGGCTGGTATTTTAGCCACGCTCCTATATTGATATGTCTACTCCAAAGCTGACAACAGCTCAGATAAAACAATTCTTATCAGATGAATACTTAAAGTGTGCTACTGACCCAGTGCACTTTATGAAAAATTACTGTTACATCCAACACCCACAAAAAGGAAAGATTTTATTTAAATTATATCCTTTCCAGGATAAAACATTAGTTCAATTTAAGAAGCACCGATATAATATGGTGCTAAAATCCCGACAATTAGGTATATCTACATTAGTTGCTGGGTACGCTTTGTGGTTAATGTTATTTCATGAAGATAAAAATGTATTAGTAATTGCCATTAATCAAATGGTTGCTAAGAATTTAGTTACCAAAGTTAGGGTGATGCATGATATGTTACCTGGCTGGATTAGATCTAAAACTATTGAAGATAATAAGATGTCATTGCGCTTTCCTAATGGTTCACAAATTAAAGCCATTGCAGCAACAGAGAGCGCCGGCCGATCAGAGTCCCTAAGTTTGCTTGTGATTGATGAGGCGGCCTTTATTTCTAATATTGAATCCATTTGGATAGCGTCACAACAAACCTTAGCAACAGGAGGAGAAGCAATTGTATTATCAACCCCCAATGGAGTTGGTAATTGGTTTCACAAAACATGGGTCGACTCTGAAGCAGGTGATAATGATTTTAATACCATAAAACTTAAATGGAACTTACACCCAGATCGAGATCAATCTTGGCGGGATAAACAAACAGAGCTATTAGGGGCTGACGGCGCTGCGGCAGAATGTGATGCTGATTTTATATCATCTGGAAACACTGTAGTTCATCCCAGCATACTAAAATGGTATTTAGATAATATTGTAGAAGAACCTATTGAGAAACGTGGCCCTGAAAATGGTTTATGGGTATGGGAGAAACCAGATTATACTAAATCATACATGATTTCGGTTGACGTAGCAAGGGGAGATGCTACTGACTATTCTGCATTCCATATTTTAGAAATAGACTCCTTAAGACAAATAGCTGAATTTAAAGCTCATATCACCACGACAGATTTAGGTCATATGTTAGTTAATACTGCCACTGAATATAATAATGCACTATTAGTAATTGAAAACGCCAGTATTGGTTGGGCGGTTATTCAAACTGTAATTGATAGAGGTTATCAAAATATTTATTATTCTCAAAAGACAAATCAATTCCAAGATCAACATACACAATTATATAAAGGATTAGATTTGAAATTGCAAATGGATATGACTCCTGGGTTTACTAATTCAAGCAAAACTAGACCATTGCTAATTGAAAAACTTTGTGAATATACTAGAGAAAAAGAAGTCCTAATAAAATCTAAAAGATTAATAGACGAATTATTTGTATTTATTTGGCATAATGGAAAAGCGCAAGCCAGACAAAGTTATAATGATGACTTAGTATTATCATATAGCATTGGATTATGGACAAGGGACACTGCCATTAAATTAAGGTCTGATGGTATGGATTTACAAAGATCTATATTAAAGAATATTTCTGTTCAAAGGAATAACCAAATATACAATTCTAATGGCCAGAGGCAAGGACCTGGATCAGAAACTTGGAAGATGCCTGGTGGGCAGGGTGAGTCAGAAGACTTAACCTGGTTACTATGAAATACTAAAGATATATAATTATAATAAAATATTATGAATGGCTGATAAATCCTTTTTTAGTAGACTTAAAAAACTATTCTCTACCTCTGTTATTGTAAGAAATAAGGGAGGTAAGAAACTCAAACTGGTAGATTTAGACAGTCGGCAGTCTCAGTCTAGTAGACCTATTGATAGATTTAATAAAGTCTTCAAAACTGGTGGAATGAGTGGGTATTCAATGGTTGGCCAGCAAGCATCATTTATAGCCAACAGGAGATTATTATATGGTGACTATGAAATAATGGATACTGATAGTATTATCTCAACGGCATTAAATGTCCTATCAGATGAATGTACAACCCGAGATGAATATAATGATGTCCTTCAAATTAAAACAGATAATGAAGATGTTAAAGATATTTTAAATAATTTATACTATGATGTTTTAAATATTGAATTTAATCTCTGGCCGTGGATTAGAAATTTAGTTAAGTATGGTGATCATTTTCTTTTATTAACTATTTCAGAAGAATTCGGTGTAACTTTTGCAACTCCATTGTCAGCTTATGAAACAGAAAGGGTAGAAGGAGAAGATCCTGATAACCCCCATTTAGTTCAATTTAAAAACGAAACAATTGCTGGTCGAGCATTATTAGAAAATTATGAAGTAGCTCATTTTAGATTATTATCAGATACAAACTTTTTACCTTACGGTAAGAGTATGTTGGAAGGGGCGAGGAGAGTCTGGAAGCAATTAAATCTTATGGAGGATGCAATGCTTATCCATAGAATAATGCGCTCACCTGAAAAAAGAATATTCAATATTGAAGTTGGCAATTTACCTCCTAATGAAATTGACACTCATATGGAGCAAACCATTTCCAGAATGAAGAAAATTCCATTTGTAGATCCTAATACTGGGGATTACAATTTGAAATTTAATTTGGAGAATATGTTAGAAGATATTTATATTCCAACCAGAGGTGGATTATCAACTTCTCAGGTCACTAATTTAAATGGATTAGCATTTGATAATATTAATGATATAGAATATTTAAGAGATAAGTTGTTTGCTGCGTTACAAGTACCAAAAGCATTTTTAAATTACTCAGACGCATACGGAGCGAAAGCTACTTTGGCTGCTGAAGATATTAGATTTACCAGAACTATAGAACGCTTACAAAGAATTGTTGTTTCTGAATTATATAAAATAGGAGTAATACATTTGGCGGCCCAAGGGTTTGAAGATGAAGAATTAATTGAATTTGATTTAGAATTAACTAATCCATCTACAGTCCATAAACAGCAAAAAGTAGAGTTATGGAAAAGCCAAATAGAATTAGCTAAAGATTTACAGGACTCAAAATTATTTTCTGATGATTGGATATATGAAAACGTATTTGATATGAATGAAGATGAGATTGAAGATGAAAGAGCAAAATTGGTTGAAACATCTAAACGCAATTATAGATTAACAAAGATAAATGAGGAAGGTTCCGATCCAGCAGATCCCAGATCACCAGATCCAGATCCAATTGGAGATCAAAGCCCAGAGGATGAAAATGATAATTCTACGGAAGACGACAATCCAGGTGCCGCGGGTTGGTACCCAGGAACTAAAGATATGGTAGATGATAAGCCGTTACAACAACCTAAATCACCCTTCGGGCATAGATTTAAAGGTGGTAGTCCATTAAGTCAGAAGTAATTGTTTTTTTAATAAAATTATAATTATAGTAGTAAAGAAATACAACCAAATGAGCAAAACTAAACACCAGAAATTCAAAAATACTGGTATACTATTCGAACTATTGGTGCGTCAAATAACATCCGATACGTTAGCAAATAAAGGCTCTGTGGCAGTTAATATTCTTAAAAAATATTTTCGTAAAAATACGGCATTATTTAAAGAATATACATTGTATCAAACTTTAATGAAAGAAAAGTTTAATAATCCAGAGAAGACTGTTCATTTTTTAGACACAGTACTTAACGCCAGGAAAAAGATTAAAACTGAAGTATTAAACAAACAAAAATATAATCTGATAAAGGAAATAAGAAGTCACTATGATATAAATGATTTTGTAAAAGCAAAGATCGACAATTATAAAACATTAGCTTCTATTTGTATGTTGTTTGAAAATGCAAATGAAAAATTAGAACCTAAAACAGTAGTCGAATCCAGATTTACCATTTTAGAACATATTAATAATAAACCTATTAAACAGGAAGCTAAATCATCTATCGATACAGTACTGACTTCCCAGGATAAGGATGTGAGATTATTAGCTTATAAAATTATTATTGAAAGATTTAATGATAAATATAAAAATTTAGATACTAATCAAAAAGCAGTATTAAGCGAATATATTAATTCTATTTCAAATTCACCAAAACTCAGGGAATTTGTTAATGCTAAAGCAATAGATATAAAATCTAATCTAATTAAATTATTTAAGAAAGTCACAGATAAGGTTACTAAAATTAAACTAAAAGAAGTAATACATTTAACAGAAACATTAGCAACTGCAAAGAGAGTTAATGATAATGATATTGTTAAACTGTTGAATTATTATGAATTAATTAAAGAATTAAAATATGTAACCAAATGAAAAAATCCGAACTACAACAACTTGTAAAAGAAGAACTAAGGAAAGCTCTTAAAGAAGATGGTGGTAAAGTAGATGTCAATCCAAAGGATTACACTACTTTATTAAGATGGCTAGCCGCTAATAAACTACCTATTAATCTGCCCAGCATTGATAAGATTCCAGCCAATGGTTCTTGGTTGGATCTTCCGACAGCATCCATTAAAGATAAAGGTGGGCTACAATCAATATTTACTACAGTTGTTGTTGATACTCGAATTGGTATAAACCACCGGGATGGGGCGCTGCACATTACATTAGATTTCAGTTGGACACATCCACGGGGTTCTAATGGTTACACTATAAGATACAAAGTTCATAATGGAAAAGTAATAGAATAATGAAAAAATCAGAATTAATCCAACTCATTAAGGAAGAACTAAACCGGATTCTAATTGAAGCCGATAGATTTTCATCCGCAGCGGTATTCAGTATAGAAAAGGATTTACGTAAAAAATTATCCACTGCAACTGATAAATACTGGGCTAAGGTAGATCAATATAATGCGGCCGTCGATTCTTATAGAGTAAAAAATAAAGAAGTGCAATCCGATATTAATGATACCGTCAATGATATGGAGAATGACCCAGATGTAATTAAAAATTTAGATGGTAAAGTTGCCCAACAATACGGTGACAAATTAAATAAGTTATATGATAAAATGAGTGCTATTAGATTATCATTAAAGAAGTACGAAGATCAAGTCGACTCTGCTCAGGCGGATATGGATATAGCGTCTAGAAAATTTAAGGATTATACTTCCAACCTTAAAAAATTATTTGTTAATAAAAATATATAATGAAAAAATCAGAACTTAAACAAATCATTAAGGAAGAACTTAAAAAAGCTCTCCAAAAAGAAATGTCGACTACAGGAGATGTTGCTGGATTTGAAACTCCAAACGCGTTTAATACAGACGAAGATGCTGATGGGTCTTCCGCTGATTTGGAAGTATTCGGATACAAAAAAGTAAAAAAGAAAAAGAAAGATTCGGAAGTAGAACCCTCTACGGTACCAGGTGGTATGGCAGAAAGAATAATGAGAAGGGTATTAGCCAAATTGTCAGAATCTAAAAAGCCTATTAATGAGATAAGTATTTTTGGGCCATTCGTTGTATTACCTATTATCGATAAAACACATCTTTTAAGAATGTATAGTGATGCTGCTACTGCATATAAGCGCTATTCTAATGGAGCTTATACTTTTCCAAAAAATGATTATAGGTTGGCCGCAATTGCAATTGCAAAACTATTAAAAACAAAACACGGTGTTTCAGATATACAAGCTGAATTGGATAGTGTGGTCGAAAGAAAAGAAATGACTGAGAATTATAACACTTATAAAAAGGATGAATCTTTAACACCCCAACAAAAAATAAACAAAGCCATTGGCGAAGTAAAAAATATGGTTAATGAAATGGAAAAGTCCATTGACCGCAATATAAGATTAAAAACTGAGATGGGAGTTCAATCAGGTTCTTATTGGAAGCGTACCCATAAAAATCTTAATAAAATAAGCGAAAGGTTTATAGCAATGTCTAATAAAATTAAAAGATTATCTGAATAATATGAAACTATCAAAATATGTTAAACGTTTATCGGAAAATTCTTTTGTGAAAAAAGAAGAAGAGGTTGTTCCCTTAACTACAGAAGAAAAAAAAGCTGTATTAAAAATGGTATCTGAATATAATAAAATTGGGGAAGCAATTTCCAGAACCAGTAATATTAAACAGGTAACAGAAAACATGGCTAAGATGATCGAGGGGGCCAGTAAATTAGCCTTACAAGAAACTGATGATTGGTTTGATAGAGGTATGGTAGAAAAGTCAATGAAAGCAATTAATGAAAATTATAAATTGTTTGAAAAGGCCGCTGGTGAAATGTATGTTCTTCAACAAAAATTAGAACACGCTTACGATGCCATAGGATCAGGATTAAATCAATACTATAAAATAAACGATTAATATGGAAGGAGATGGGTGTAGGTACTTGGATAAAATCTTTATTCAGTATAAAGGAAACAATATTTTCTGAAGAATACACTGTGTCTAAATATGAGTTAGCTTATTTTTGGAATAAAACATTAAAATTTAAATATAGATTATTAGCCAGAGTATTGGGTATTAATCCAGGAATATTAAATGCAGATAAAGTTGTCATAAAGATAATAACTTATAGAAAAAAACATAAAAAAAATGACTAAGAATATATTAGTTGACTATATACCATTTAATTTCTCCGCTGAGGCTATCAATGAATCTATTGAGCGCAATGGTGGAAAGTTAATTGTATCAGGTGTAATTCAAAGAGCCAATTCATTAAACCAAAATAAAAGAAATTATCCTAAAAATATTCTACTCAGAGAAGTAGAAAAATATCAAAAGAATTTAGTTGGTACACGACGCGCCATGGGTGAATTAGATCATCCTGAATCTCCTATTGTGAACCTTTCCAATGTGTCACATATAATTATAGAAATGAATTGGGATGGTGATAATTTAATGGGTAAATTAGAAATATTAGATACTCCTGCAGGTAAGATTGCCAGAGAATTATTTAAATCTGGTGTATCATTGGGAATATCTTCAAGAGGATTAGGTTCTGTAAAACCATTAGGAGAAGGCGCAGTAGAAGTTCAGGATGATTTTGAGCTCGTGGCATTCGACTTAGTTTCCAATCCATCTACCCACGGAGCATTCTTACACGAATCCGCTAATAGCCTAATGAGTTTATTACCTAATCAATATCAAAGAGCTAATCAAATAATAACAGATATTTTATCTTGCAAATAATATGAAAAAAGAAAATAAAATTACTACCATTGGTGTTATTGTTAAAGATGGTAATATTGAGCAGGCGTTGGGTATATTAAAAAAGAAATTTAAAAAAGCTGGGATTGTAAGAGCATTACAAAACAGAATGCAATTTAATAAACCAAGTGTTGAGAAACGGTTGAAAAAACAAAAAGCAATTAGAAATCAACAACTAAATAATTTAGAAGAGCAATAATGTTAATCTCAGAATTACAATCTTTAATTAAAGAAACATTACTGGAACTTGCCTCCATTTCAAACCAGGTAGTCCCATTAGTGCGCAAATCTGGGATTAAATTTACTACAAATACAATTGGTAAGAATAGCATGGATATTGATGTTTGGACCGCCAGGACTTTACCAATAATATCCATTATAAGCAAAGTATTAGGAAAGAGATACAAAATTACTACCGAACCTCATACCGGTTGGTCTAAAATAAAAATAAGACCAAAAGAGGGTAGTGCGTGGATGAATATTAAATTAGATCATAAAATGAAAAAAACAGATTTACAAAAAATGATTCGGGAAGAGTTAATCAAAATTTTATCCGAAGCCCCTGGATTTGAAAAATCTAAAGCTCTACCTTTTAATCAATTTTTACCTATTTTTAAAAAACAATACCAGCAACATCCTAATGCTAAAATATCATATCCAACATCTTATACTGGGTCCAGTAGTAAGCGGGGGTCTTATAATGATGCTATAAAGGGATTAAAAGAATTAGACGCGTTTTATAAAAAAAGAAACGAAAGTGTTAAATTTTATATCTGGGTCAATGATCCAACATATATTGCTATAGCATTAATATCGGATGGGGCGCAGCAATTTGGTAAAGAAATAAGTAGTGGTAAATATGGATCATTAGATTAATTTATGATTGAATTAGATATAGAAGTTGGAGATACTATTCTAACTGGTAAGTTTAAAAACAAAAAAGTTGTTGTTAAAGATATCGGGATGGATGAGTATGGAGCTATTACTGTTAATGGTAGATCTATAATGAATATAAGGATACCAAAATTATATAAGAAGAATGAATCAATAATAAAATTAGCAAACTTACTAACAGAAGTCATTCGTAAAGTTGGTAATAAATGGCTTGTATATTCAAAAAAAGGTAAAGTGTTAGGAACACACACTACAAAAGAAAAAGCATTGGCACAATTAAGAGCGATAGAAGTAAATAAATGAACCTACAAGAAGATTTCCCTAATATGGCCAAATGGTGGTTAGAATCCCCAGATGAGATTCTATCTTTTGTTTATTGGCTAAAGAAACAAACCCCTCCTATAGATAAGGATAAAAGAGATTTAGCCTGGAGAGGGATTGTCACTCAGTTGCACCGGAAACACCCAGCTCCAACTTCTATTTATAAAAAGTTAATTGGAGAAGTTAATGAAAATAAAATGATTAAATTGGCACCATTAATTAAAGAAAGGGAAGAAACTTATTTCAAAACCTTCACTGCTGCCGTACAATATGCCGAATCCTATACGAAGAAAAAGGGGTATGAAATAGATGAAGACGATTGGGCTCAACAAATTACGCTAGGGCGGGGTAAACCTGGGGTTGGTAAAACATTTAAAGCGTCCATAGAACTAATAAAAAATGGTAAGCCCAGTAAAAAAAATCTACAGATGCAAGTATACGGTATGGATAGTGGCAACTACGAATTAACATTTTATATATCATGAAAAAATCAGAGCTAAAACAAATTATAAAAGAAGAGCTAATCTTAGCGGAGAATAATAGAGACATATCTAATAAAATGGCAGAATTATTATATAGATTATTATACAAGTATAAACCATTAATTGCTATAGTAAAATGGGAAGAATCTTTGGAAAAAAATAAAGCCATTCCACAAGGTATATCAGAATTAGCTCGCCGTGCAGTATATGGTAAGATTGGGCAGATGAATAAAATAGAATTAAAACAGTTTGCCGCCACTTATATATTTAATGCGTTAAATCGCTAAACAAATAAACAAATGAAAAAATCAGAATTAAAACATATCATAAGAGAAGAAATAATTAAACTTCTTAAAGAAGAGAATGAAACTCTAATCGTTGGCGATGCGTCTAAAGCAATATTATTCAAAGTGAAGAAAATTCTTGACCCAATGGTTAAGCAAGCAGAATCATTAGGAGTAATAGAGAATGTGAAATCGTATATTGAATCATATAATAAGGGGCATGAACTAAAATATGACTGGAAGCTATCTTTTAATGATAGACTGAGAACACCTGAAAATAAAGTTATTCTTAATGATTTATTTAAGGCATTAAAATCTACTCAGTCAATATACATCTACCCAGGATCATTTATGAATGATTATATAGCCAAAGGTGGCAGTGCGGCAATAGACTTCAACGTTGAAGGTAAGAGTGAAACTATCCTTGTAAAAGATAAAGGTGAAGTTCGCTCTGCAATGAAAACAATTGAAAACAAAGCATTAACCGCCGCAAAGAATGTTGTTACTAAATTTAATTTATTAGCCAAAAAAATAAAATGAAAAAATCAGAATTAAAACAGATTATAAGAGAACAAATCTTGTCCTTACTTAAGGAAGAATATAAAGAAGATGTTCTAACAGCTTTGATTGCATTAGACCCAGGAGATAAGCTTCTTAAAGCATTCTCTGATGGAAAATATGATAAAATGATAACAACAAACCAGAATAGATTCCCATCAAAAGTTACTGCTGGACATATTCGTGATCATTGGTATGGAGTATGAAACTGAAACAATTATTAATTGAAGAAAAGATTAATCTTAACGGAATTAACTATACTATAACCAGTGATGGTAGCTATAGTTCCTTTACTATTAAATTTATCCCCAGTACAACTAAGGATTTAGATAAAATTAATAAGGTTGGAGTGTCGAATGAAATATTAAAATTGCTTAAGCAAAAGATCCACCCAGGATTCTATAGTAAAAATGAGTTAGAATTTACCCTTACCAACACTGAATTAGTGAATTTATTGCTGAAAAAGCTGTGAAAATAAAATATTTTTTGTAAAACCAAGCAGTTTTTGCTTGGTTTTTTTTATTGCCCTATATTTATAAGGGAGAACCGAATATACCATCGCTATATGGTATCACTTTTTATTTAGACTATTATAGTTCTTAATAACTATACGTATTAAACAAAAATCCAAATAGGAGAAATTATCATGGACAAACTATTAAAAGATGCAATTGCAGATGCAAAAGCAGTGCGTGAAACCGCATTGACGAATGCAAAGCTAGCGCTAGAAGAGGCTTTTAGGCCACGTCTACAATCAATGCTCTCAAACAAACTCCGCCAGGAAGTGGAAGGAGAAGAGGACGAGGAATTGGAAGACGAAACAATGTATGCAGAAGATGAAGAATTGAATGCAGAAGAAATTCCTTTCGAAGACGAGGAAGAAGTTACAGAAGAAGAAGAATTCGATCTCGAGGATGAAGATGAAGTCCCAGCAGAAGACGAAGAAGTTACTGAAGACGAAGAAATAGATTTTGATTTCGAGGATGAAGATGAAGCCCCGACAGAAGACGAGGAAGAAATCGTATTCGATGAAGAAATGGATTATGAAGGTGAAGAAGAAATGGATTATGAGGACGAGGAAGAAATGCCTACAGAATCAAAATTAGTTGTTCGCAACCTAATGAAGCAATTAAGGGAATACAGGAAGACAGTTAAAATTCTTCAAAGCAGATTGAATGAAGTTAATTTGGTTAATACCAAAATGGCTGCAATTTCAAAACTATTTGGGAAAGGCAACTATTCCAGTACTACTAAAATGCGCATCATCGAAACGTTTGACAAAGCAAATACTCAAAATGAAGTAAATCTTGTGTATGCTGCAATGAAACAATCGTTACCATCAAAAGCAACAGTTGCTAAGAAAAATAAAGTTAAAAAGATCACAGAAGGTTTGGCAAGCAAGCAATCAGGTTCTTCAAAGCCGAAGAGCAAGATTATAACTGAAGTTAATTCACAAGTATCCAGGTTCCAGCAATTAGCTAAAATTAAAAAATAACTTAAACTAATAACTAACTATGGAAAACATTTTAGGAAATGTGCTTTCAGACTCCGCAGGATATAACTCGGAACTAAGGCAAAAATCCATCGGGCTTACCAAGAAATGGCAAAAAACTGGTCTGCTTGAAGGAATCACAAATGAGTATGACATCGCTCATACATCTATTCTTCTTGAGAACCAAGCTCGCCAGCTTATTCGGGAAGCAACCGCCACAGGTAATGCAGCATCTGCAGAACAATGGTCAGGTGTTGCTCTTCCCTTGGTTCGCAGGATATTCTCAGAAATCGCAGCAAAAGAATTTGTTTCGGTTCAACCAATGAATCTCCCATCAGGTCTGGTATTTTACCTTGACTTTAAGTATGGTACAGCTCAGCCTGGATTTACTACAGGTTCAGGTCTTACTAGCCAATCAGACTCAGTGTATGGTGTAACTGGTGCAGCTGCCGTAGGTGTAGATGCTTCTCAAGGCCTATATGGTGCTGGTAGATTCGGATACACTATTAATGAAACTGGTAGTAATCCTCTAACTTATAACGCCTCATTAACAGCAGGTAATTATACTTCAGGTTCGGCTACATTTGGCTCATTAAATTACGATACAGCATTTAGTGCATCTATTGCAGGATTATTTGGTACAGCTACTAGCACAGTTAGAACTTTCACTATTCTTACTGCGGATTTAGTTCGCCCAGATCTTGAAGGTATCAGAGCTTATGTACCCCGTGGTGCAGGCATTGAAGGTGTATATCCAGCATTCACTACTATTAACGCCGCGAAAACTCAAATTACATTTGTAGTTTCAGCATCAGCCGCAGGTGGATCATTAACAGTTGATTATCACCACCAACCAACGGATGTTGTTAGAGGTGATTTTGAAGCTCGCACAGCCGCAGATGTTGGCATACCAGAATTGAATCTTGAATTAAGAAGTGAGCCTATTGTTGCTAAGACTCGTAAGTTGAAAGCAATATGGACTCCAGAAATGGCTCAGGATTTAAATGCTTACCATTCAATCGACGCAGAAGCTGAATTGACATCAATGTTATCAGAATATATCTCAATGGAGATTGACCTGGAAATATTGGATATGCTTATTCAGAATGCTCAAACTACAGATTACTGGTCAGCTAATATTGGTGAACAATGGACTGGATCAGGATTTACTCCTAATGTAGCCGCCGGAGCTGCTCAATATAATCAACAAGACTGGTTCCAAACCCTCGGTACTAAAATCCAAAAGGTGTCTAACAAGATTCACCAGAAGACGATGAGGGGAGGTGCTAATTTCGTCGTTTGTTCTCCTGATGTTGCAACAATAATTGAATCCATACCTGGATATAGTTCAGATCCTGGACAGGATGTAAGCAACTTTGCAATGGGTGTTACCAAAGCTGGTACAATGGCTAACCGTTGGACAGTTTATAAGAACCCTTATATGAAGGAAAATACAATCCTACTTGGATATCGTGGTAGTCAGTTTTTGGAGACTGGAGCGGTTTACGCCCCGTATGTACCATTAATGATGACACCATTGGTGTATGATCCTTTAAACTTTACTCCGCGTAGGGGTGTGATGACCAGATATGCTAAGAAGGTGGTTCGCCCAGAATTTTATGGTAAAATCTTGGTAACAGGATTAACCGCCGTGTAATTTATTTAATATTTATAAGAAATAGGATGGGAGTAATTCCATCCTATTTTTTTTTTGTTATAACCATTTTAAATGTATAGGTTCCACAATCCCATATTCTATAAATATTTAATTTTCGCATAATTTCTCGTTCAGATAATAGTGGATCATGTCCCTGTTTTATGAGTTCGGATTTTCTATACTTAAACCTATGCACTCTTTTACCCTTTACAGAATACCAATAATTTGGGGAGCTCTCAGTTATTAACTGAAATCCCAGTTTAGAATATAACGACGTATCAGCTGAAGGAGTCCACCGTTTGTCCGCATGTGTAGTTATCTCTGTTGGTGTGAAGTTTTGTATATAAAATTGTAATAATTTTCCTCCTATACCTGGTATTCTATAATTAAAATCTGTAGCAAATCTAATTAATTCAGTGGAAGCATTTTTATTCCCATAAATAATTCTACCTTTACCAAATGTCATTACTGCTATTAATTTATTATTATAATACGCCCCCAAATAATGTGAAGAATTATCTGCTCCTTGAATATGATATCTATTTAAAAACTCATTCTTTTCTTTTGAAGTTATTATAGAAATAGTACAAAGTCGAGCATATATTATTTCAGAGTCAGATCTATTCAATAGATGTTTAATTTTTGCTTTAACTAATTCAGTTTTATCCTCCCACTCATCTTCAAATATATGATATAATTTTATTCCCTTTGTTGTTGCAATCTTAGATTTTTCATAATGATAAAATTTATCTTTATATTGATCAGTGTGCCAATATACACCATTAATTTCAATACCAATTTTTAAATCTGGAATAAATATATCCAATTCTTTTCCGCCTAATTCTTTTCTATCATTTGCTAAAATTGGATTTGGGTATATAGATTTTATAAAATCATATACATCCAATTGTAATTTTCTGTTAGTTTTAAAAGGAATTTTAGGTGTGCAGTTTCTACAAATTGGTGTTTGGCTAGCCAAATGATCTAAGAAGACCAGTTCACATTGTGAGCATTGAAACTCGTATTTCATATCTCTGTCAGTTCCAGTATAATCTTCTCTTTTAAAAAGTGGAACTATTGTCCCCAATCGAGTAGGATCATTGAATAATATATCTATCATTCTATCTAACCCGAGTCTGGACTGTTTATGGGTAGTAGTATCCGAGGTTGTTTTAATTACTCCATATGTATTTTTATATTCTGATGGGGTGATATTATGTTTATGTTTAAGATGACTATTACTTATTTTTTTACATACAAAAGTTTTACCCTCTTCCAAACAAGCTAAACACTGAATCCTATTTTGGGGATTGGTTTGTAAAAATTCTGTATATTTATTTTGTTTAAAATGCTGCTGCCACAAATATTTGTCTTCTGGATGCAGTTTGCAGTAGGAGTCAATTGATAAATTGTGGGAGTCTTTTAAATGTTTGGTGTATCTTCCTGATTTATTATGCACATCTACTGTGTCCCAGTGTTTACAAATTTTACAGGAGAATTTAACTGGGGGTGGTATTTTTATGATAGTAAAATGTGATAAATAATTTTTATCAATTATGTGATGTTGGTGAGATAAGTGTATAGTAGGATTGCCTGATAAATTGTTTATATCTTTAGATGTCCACCCACAACACTTACATATTAATCTCTTTGTTATATCATTTTTTATTCGTGGAGTCTTGGGTTGATTGTATCCCTTATCTGAAAATTTACAATGATTTGAACAGTATGTTTGGGTATCCTTTTTAGTAGGGGAACTACAGATTTTACATTTATGCATTTTACACCTTAGGTTGGTAATATGACAATAAATATGATATAAAATAAAAACCATGGATTAACCGCAGTGTAATTTAAATAGTATTTATTAAGAAAGGGATGGTCTCCCATCCTATTTTTCATGCTTTCTGCGACAAAAATTTGGTAGTCTCAGAAATTTTCATTATATTTATGTATAATTAAAAAGATAAAGGTTATGAAAGTAATAACACAAAGCGAAAGACCAATAGGCAAAAAC